ATAGGGAAAAATAATATTATTTCTTCGAAAATATATAATAGATGTAACTTTTTACAGTTACTTATAGCACGGGAGGACGCTTACGCTTTACAAATTTCTAGCGGAAGTTACTATAAAGAAAATGGTAAAGTTGACGAAGAACTATTGCAGCGTCATTTATCCGGTGAAATAACAGTTGGCGCCTACACATTAGGACCCGGGAACATGGTAAAATGGGTATGCTTTGACATAGATGCTCATAGAAAGCCCGAGGATTCGGACAGTCAATATAATTTAAAATGTCAGCAATCAGACGAGAATGTTAATAAAATTGGTAACTTGCTAAAATCGTTAAGCATACCCTTTATCCTCGAATGGTCCGGTTCGCCGTTTTCATATCATATTTGGATATTATTGCAACCGGTAGCCGCAAAACAGGCCAAATTATTCGGTAAACATATTATCAAAACTGCTAAAGTTAAATGTGAAGTTTACCCTAAACAGATGATTGCCGATAAAAAAGGATACGGTAATCTTGTCAAGTTGCCTTTTGCTACTCACAGAAAGACCGGAAACAAATCAGCAATTTTAATAAACGGTGAATGGTGCGAGGATTTTACAGAGTTGGAAATTGGCATAGTCGATATAAGCGGAATTGAATTTAAAGAGCCAGCAGCAGAGGCCAGCGAGGCCGTAGACATGCCGGAGAATATGAAGGTAAGAGCGGGAAAGGTTCGGCCGTTCTTTGAATGGGCTTTAACCCAACAGCTAGAGGGCGAGGAAGGGCACAACCTGCGTATATACTGTGTGCGCGAGTATTACAATGCCGGTATGAAGGACCCCGTAGCCCTTACGGAACTATTTAAGGGTCAGAAGGACTATAATTTCAACGAGTCGCTATATCACGTTGAATCTATAATTAGTATTGAGTTGCCAAGTGTAAGGACCACCACACTTATAGAAAATTGTGAGGGCTTTTATAAAGCGTGGCTGAATCTGCATGAATAGCGCGGTCCAAATTATTGAGAATGCGAAGGTATATAAACCATTAGAATTATATAATGTGTGGGGGTTATAGGATAAAGCCGGAAACGCGGAGGGTTAAGTATTGCGGGGTGTGCGGGACGGTTCAACTTATCGGTTGGCCGCGAGTGCGTAAGTATGTTTGTATGCATTGTGGCAATGAATGCCAGCACCCACCCGAGCGGGAAATAATTATAAGACATACCTTTAAGCCGGAGACCGTGGAGGAAGCCCGGGAACTGCTAAATTGTTATGGTCGGTTTTATCCGAATAAAAAGAAACATATTGAGTATGTGCGGGCCGATAGTATGAAGGCATTTGACCGGATAGGTAAGGCCCCTAAGGAATGCCCGGGAGCAACCTATAAAGAATTAAGGATGCTAACGGGCGAAAGTGAATATTTAATTATTAAATATAAGAAACTTGTAAGAGAGGGTAAACTTGCAAATTGAGTCTGAAACTGTAAGGGATTTCTTAAAGAATAAAATGGATGCATCGAAAGACGAATTGATGGCTGAGGCATTCCATGAAGTAGACGAGTATATAAAGGTGCTTGAAATATTCGCACGCAAGAAGGCTAAACGTAAAGCAGACAGGGAGAGACCTAGAAAATGAAGGACGAAGTTAAGCGCGGATTGGATTCGTGCCGGACGGTGGGGTTTATACGGTACACAAGGCCGTATTATTAAGCAAGTACAATATACGGAGGCCGGACAATGAAGGACATATTTAAAAAGATGCAAAAAGGAATAGATAAATTCTTTGAGGATGCTTTAACGGCACCGGATGTTTATGCTTACATATATAAGCACCGAATACGTGGATTTAAGAGGATTGTATTTAATATGTTTCTGCTGTATTTTATCATGCAGGATATAATATTAATGTTCGTGCGTTTGGGCTTGATGCTCCTATATTTCCCGGTGTGGCTATTTTACCGGATAGTATTAGCGGGGGGTTTCGATGATTGAATTAGTAACAACTTATGACCCGCGGGACATAGACACCGAGATAGTCATAACCGCAGATGCTAAAGAGATATTGGCATTCATAGAAACCTTGCCGGAAGCAAAACAGCGCTTTTTAAATTCTTTAATACCTCCATATGGTGCGGAGGTATCGGCGGTTTTATTTTTTATTGCCAATGTTGCGGCAGAGCGTGAGATAAGAGACTTTGTAAACAGGTTGGGATAGTGTGCCCCGGGGATATGTATATAAACCCGAGATGGTAGATTATAACAGCGATGAATTAAAGCCGGTTTTGTTTTATGATACACGTACCTTAAGAGGTATAACATCACTTGAAATACTGGCTTTATATAGGGTGTGGTAAATTGAAACCGACTAAGGACGAAGGGGGCCCGCGTACACATTCGGATAATAAGCGAAGGAAACCCGCGGACCCGTGGGACGATTCCATAAACCTTAATCTGAAAAGGCACGACGAACGGAGGCGCGGGAAGTGATACCGATACCACCAACACTTATAAATAATAATATTGAGGTGCCCGGCCCGATTCCCGCGTGGATGCAGGTATTTTATATTTTATATATGATATTTGCAGTAGGGGCTTTTTTGTGGGCTATTAGGTTTGTAATTAAGTAATCAGGGAGGCGCAGGAAATGACGGCAGAACCGCATGATTTTATAGTACTACACATGAAAAAATGTGAGATGTTTAAGACGCTCGAACAGTGGATGGGCATATACAACGAGTTTAAAAATGATTCGTATTCGTATCTGTTCTTTATGAACGATTTGTGGGAATATCTACAAAACCCCACACAGATTACAAAGATATTGATAAGGATTTATGTAGACCGCATGGGCGAGATGGACGAAAAGGAAGCACTCGCAAAACATATTATAACCCGGATGCTTGAAGACCGGGGGGCTTTTAAATATGAGCATAGAAGAAACCCTTAAATACAAGGTGCGGCGGTGTGAAGCTTTTCAGCCGATTTGTGGCCGGGTAGGTTGCCATCTCTGCGACATTGACCCGGAACGCTATTTAAACGAACTTGAAAAAGAAGTTGACGAATATACAGCGGTAATGGATGCAGTAGAGGGGGCGCTTATCTCCATCAAAGAAGAGCCGGACTTTACGCCCGTATTAAAGGGCAAGGGCCCGATAGGTTGGGAGGGCGACGTATGAATACAATAGAAAGATTTTATGAATGGCTTATGCGTAATGCGCACAGGTACGAACCGAACGAGGATTTTAGACATAATGTTTACGGTGTGCTCCGCTTGATACTAAACATTTTTTATGTGTTTTGGTATGCTGTTTTTATAGTGTTCCATTTATGCCTTGCTGCATTGGGATTGGTTATATTAATAACCTTTGCAATAATAGAAACTATTTTTGACGGGGTGTTTGATTGAAAGAAGCCACGAAGGGATATTTATATATACTTTTGATGCTGATATCTTATGTAATCGTTGGGATTGTTTTTTAATCCCATTTTAGGAGGCAGAAAATGCGAGGCGATACGGGGGCCGACTTATGGCAAAAGATACGACTACGAGCCGACCGCATAGACAAAATTGATAAAACTATTAAGGAATTGCAGGACAAGCGGTTTATTTTACACTGCGAAATGGAAGAACTTTTAGCAGAATACGAACGTTTGAACAAAGAAAATAGCATAGGATGTGATGATAACGGGACAGTTAAAAGTAGTTGATAAAAGACATGTGGAAAGCATCAAGTCCGGCAGGACAAACCGAATGACCATAATTGGCCATAGGGGCCGGGGGCTTAAGGTCGGGGATGAACTGCATATTATTTATAAAGTTTCGCACGGGCGAATAAATTTATGCGAAGAGTGCCTAACAAAATGCGATAATCCACCGGACCGGGTATCTCAATGTAAAAGATATACTAATGTGTTCGGAAATACCACCATTACAAAAATTGAGCATGTGGACCTTTTGCACAGCACCCCGGAAGAGCGGAACAAATGGGCGCAGGAAGACGGCTTTAAGGGGTTTGAAAATGCCGACGATTGGTATATGACAAACTACGGTGAAGAGTGGTGTTTTACCCCGGTTACTGTGGTAACATGGGATAAGGGGCCGATAGCGAAACGGTGGAAGGTGTGAACATGGGAATAGGTTTTAGGACAACCACAGCACAGCCCGACGGTTATAATATAACCATTGCAATAATTGAGAATTGCGACAACCTTAACGAAGTACACGACTTAGAACATTGCATAGAAGACGCATATACTGCATGGTTGCAGAATGGAAAGGGGAAACTATGAGCATTCAGAAACACGATGATGAACTAAAACGAGAAATTAATGAGGCTTTGGAAAAACACAAATATCCTATAATTGGTTGGCATGAATTGGACCACAAACAATTCTTAACAATTTTAAGTGTGTGGAACGCTGGCCGGTTAATTGGATATTCCGAGGGATACCACGACGGGGAAGATGATAACGGGCCGTGGATTGAAAAGGAGGAAAGCGAAGAATGACCGATGTTTTTATTCCGGTTACATATCTTTATACTATGCTGTTGTTTTATTCGTTTTATCTACTGCTCATTGAGGCGGCAGCGGTACAGACAAAGAAGCAGGACAGGCAAAGGGGTTTGCCCGGGCTGCTTGCGTTCGGCTTGCTTATAATCACGGTGCTATTATTTGCCGGGTCCGTGGCAGTGTTCGGAGGGTAATAAATGTACTTGGTAAAAATAGATGAGAACAACCGCAATGAAATTGATATTGTTTTCGATGACCAACGGGACGTAGAGCGATTAAAGGGGGCTCTTAGGCTCGCGGCCGATATCGGCTATGATTTCCCGGTAATAGGCACCGTAATAAAAGGCTTGGAGTGCTTAAATGTCGAAAAGGACAGCGATGTATAGGCGGCCCCGGGGTAAGGTTGCGATATGGTTAAATCAGTTACTTCCGAAATTCAAAGATAAAGTATGGAAGTATAGCGACCTTAAAACGGAGCATCTGGATAACAAAAGTGCTTTTATGCTTGCTATTGACTGCGGTTATATAGCGTCCGAGGGCGTGGATTCAAGCAACACCCAATACTGGAAAATTGTTTATTCGCCGAAGTCTTAAGAGATTTCCGGCGAGCCACTTTTTTAAAAAAGTCTTGGGGTGGTGTTGTAGTGACTCGCCAATATGGAGGCAGTCACGGGCGAGATTGCCAACCCGTAACAAGTTATAATAATACTTTGGAACTTATAAATGTTTCGGGCAGGATAAGTTTTATATATTTAGATAAGCTTATATACTTACATGTACATAATGTAAACTAACCAATGGGGGCGTAAAGAATGACGAACAAACATGAAACTGTTGTATGCGTGCATTGTGGAAAGAAGGCCCGGCCAGCAACGGCAATACATATAACAAGCCGTTCAATACCGGAACTGAATGATACATATGCACATAAGCGATGTTATAAGAAAATGTAAGGGGTGGCGAAGATGTCAAAGAAGATTGCAGTCTGGGCCGACCTGAATAACACCGAGGCCGACCAATTCACACACGGGATGATAAAAGAAGACGTAACCGATATAACACAATATGCCGTTAACTATCTGTCACTTTTGAAGTGGGGCGGAGCATGGCAGCCCGTCAACAAGCAGCTACAAGAGAACGCGGACCTTATACTTTATAACTATGAAGTCCGTCAATGTGTCACCGTGTTTAAGCAGCTTAAGGAGATGGGTTTTATATGAATTTCGCGGACGATATGAAAGAACTTAGATTTATGGAACAGTTGACCTCACTTCATATTATGGCCCGCGCCGGAACTTCAAAGGCCCGGCTCGAGCACATGCTAATCAAAGAACAGGCGGGGGAATATATGGATGTTGCTTAAGGACCTTATGAAACAAATTAATGCTTTTATCAAGGAGGACCCACGGAATGCAGATATAGAGGTAATTGTGGCAACCGAGGACGACGGACTTAAACACAATCTGCCGCCCGGAAGTTATGCAGCATTAACGACATATGACTATATCTTAGAGCCGGGCAACAGAGCCGAAAAAAAGGTTTTCGTAATATGTGGCGGTAAGCCTATAATGTATGCCCGGCCGTATTGGTGGGGTAATAATGGGAACGAAGATTGAGAATTTTAAATTTAAAGTCGATGACTTGGTTTATGTGCGAACGACTACCGGGACTGTAACCGACCGTATAATAAGCATATCGGACGGTGTGGTAAAATTGGACCGGATTAAAAAAGATTTTTATATGAATGGTCGCCCGGTTGGGTCGGTTCGTTCGGCATATAGAATAGTGGATATTTACCGGCCCAAAAATCCGGCAAGCTGTATTTCTGATAAATGGTTAACCGAATTAAAAGAAGATGACGACGTTATAATAGCGCTTTCAAATGGTAAGAAAACCCTAACTTATGTTGTCCGGGTCACACCGGCAGGAAAGATAAAGGTTAAAAATAATCTTGAAATGTTCTACCCCGACGGTACGAGCGTACACCGGGGCCGTTTAACTGCATGGCTCGAGCCAGCCACCGATGAAGCCAAACAAATTTTAAAACAACAGCAAGACCGGGAAAAGGCTTTACACATTATTTTAGGCTGTAATTTTAGTGTATTGCCCGCCGAAAAATTAATAAAAATCCATGAAATAATAATATCATGAGGTGAATATATGCAGGTTTTGAAAGTGGAATTTATAGGCGATACGGCGCCCACCGTTTCAGTTAATACGGCAGGTATGGATATAAAACAATTGAAACTAACTATACCCGGGGAACAGGAACTATTAATCGATTTGGAAATAAAACCAGTGTGTCGGGTGCATATCGTGGACAAACACAAATATGATAGAGATTTAAAATGTTTTGGAAGTGACTAAATGCTAAACATAAAAATTGATGGCGATGAAAAAACCTTAGAAGAACAGGACACCGAGCGCGTTATAACAAATGCGGAGTTAACCGATTGCAAAAATACGGTATCGTTGCCGCTTGTTGATGGCTATATGCTAGGCCCGAACGACTTAGTAATAAAAGAGTGCCCGCTATGTGGTGCCGCACATTTTCACATAGGGCACGATTACCACGAAGGCGACATTATTATAGCCTCTACAAACTGCGACCATACCCGGGAATTTGTCAGAAAGTATGAATGTTATGCTGTTAAAATTGTTGGCAAAGCATCCTTTAAGGAGTTTAGGAAGTTCGAAGCCCGGAAACCAAATAAGAAAAGAGTAAAAGCCGGACACTTGCCACGGTTTTATGTAGACATGGATTAAGGGGGTACACATGGACGAGTGGACAAAGTTTAAGAGGTCGAAAAAGTCATTTTGGCAGTATTTAACAGATGAGATAGACCGCGAAAAAGATAAAAAACGCAGTCGGTCACCGAGGCATAAGAAAAATAAGCGGGGGTGAAAGTAATGCATGACAGTGTAAAGACATTGAAAGAAGAGTGTATTGAGTACTCTATACAGCTATTGCAGGGTGTAAATGCGGACATTTCAGATAGGGCCCTACGGACTCGGATGTTAAGAATTGCGGAAGAATTAATAAGGGCGGCTAATAAACCGGGTTCGCCGGGTGTGAAAATTGAAGGGGTAACAATCAATGCACCCAATGACCAACACCTATTTATATGATTGAGTACATACTACTAACTAAGGAAAGGATAAAGGCACCCCGACCGGAACCATTACAGGCGGCGGGGGGATAGCTGATTAATCCTTTCCTATAATAAACGGAGGCAAAGCAGTATGACAAAGAAAACTATCAAATCAAATGAAGCAGAAAAAATTATTGAACAGCATTATAGAATTGAAGGGGTGGCGGCGATTTGTGTATGGTCGGACCGTACAAGTTCTATATGGGATATTTGCAATTGGGACAGTTTTAATAATAATCTAATTCCGCTTTATGTCAGGATAAACAGGCCGTATGTGACCTATTGGGAACCGCCCGTTATCGAGGTGTGACACATGCCAGAAATAAGTAAATATTTTTCGGTTGAGGGAATGAGCCCGGAGGCGTTGGAAGATGCTGATATATTATTTAATCAGCTATTCGCCAACTTTGGGGAACGTGAAGCCATCCGGTTAATGTCTGAAATGATAGACGATTATAGGGATGATTACAACGACTAATAAAGAAAAGTTGTCAACAGCCGATACATGGCGGGCCGTGGCTCATGCTATGTATATGAAGCGCATAGAGGAAGAATACAATACCACTTTTTCCGGGCAGGGTAAAACCACCCGATAACTTTATATTTATATCAATCCTATTGTTAATCATAGGTTGGCCGGTTCGGGGGGACAAGCCCGGCAACGGGGGAACCGGCAGCCTAATAATCGGAGGCTATAAAATGGGAACCTTTAAGTTTGTACTATACCTTGCAAAGCAAGGCGAAACGATGACCGCGGAAGAGATTAAAAAATTATATAAGCAGTTCGCGGCAGGAACCAAACAAAGAAAGAGCCGCAATTATGATACAGCCGTTTTAAATAAGGTGCTCGTATCAGATAATAATTACGCGGCGAAAATAGACAAGCACGAAAATTTCATTAACCGGACATATCCCGGCGTCGTGTATATTTCCGAAGTTATCCGGGGAGATTGGGAAATAAAACCCGAACTCATAGAGGGATTAAAATGAAATATACACATGCCACCGTACCCGGCGGCACCATTAAATACAATGTAAAGTTTTTAACGGTTGAAGATGTCCGACAACTTATGCGGGGAGCCGAAGGAATAGAAACCGGATTGCAGGGGACTATTATAATTGACTACGAAGACGGCACCCACACAATTTTAACAGAGTGTAGCCGGGAGCAAGACCCGGACACATACGGGGGTGCATGAAATGAAAATAATAGGATATGGTTTTGATAGCATCGGAAGCCGGGCAAGTGTTCTAACATTTACACAGCTAAAAGAATTATTAGACGGGGTTGTAGACGTTGATGTGTCCGACAATGAAATAACAATAATATACCGGGGAGGATTAGAGATATGGATAAAGGCAGAAGAGGGAGAGGAATAAAAGATGAATGAATTAAATAGGATGGAAGGCCCGGTTAAGTATGCAACCCCGGATAAATGTAAACATGAATATTTTGTAAGAGTTAATGGCGTTTTGAAGTGTGCAAGATGTGATATACATTATAATACAATTGTTGAAGATGAAGAGGAAAAAGAAATCGAATTTAATAAACAAATTCTAAATGCCGCGGAACTTATACACGGACACGCTAAAGATTTATTAGATTGCAGCAGGACCCGGGAACAAAGAAAAGAAACCCGCAAATGTATAGAAGAATTAATATACACTCTTAATAAGAAATACTATGAATATAAAGAGGTGCAATGATGAATGACAATGTAAGGGAATTGATAGAAAAGGAATTGACGAAACCCCGCGATTTTAATATGGGTATGTCAATAAGAGAAATGGAATTGTTGAGGATGATAATAGAGCGGGCGCCAAACATTCATAGTGAGAATGCCGACGCATACGAAAAAGCGTTTAAAGCCCGGTTACATGATGCATTGGAAAAAAGTTTACAAACATACGGCTATGAACTAAACGAAATCATCCGGGGGCAATCATAATGCTGGAAACCGTTATTGCATTGCAGCCACACCAAGCCGAAGCTATTAAATTCATGCTTAACCATTATGTACACAACGTTTTCAGAATGGAAGGGGACAGGCCGGAATCATATTATCAATTTCGCGTGCAGGAACTAGGCGGGGTTTTGTCACACTTAAATTTACGTGCGCCCGGGCAGGAAGGGGCGTTTGTATGCCTTAAACATGCTTATATGATTCAATCTTTCCTAAACGACTATTTATATACGCCCGTTACGTATTACAATCTTTTCAACGAATATACAATGACGGGTATCCTTGCCCCGGGCCGCGAAGAATTGAGACAGATATACCTTTATTTATCCAACACATTAAAGAAGGTCGAACACGATATGAAAAAATCCGAATGCAACAAAAACTTAACAATTGATATGCCACTGGAAGACGTGAAATTGTTATATAGCGCAATGAACTACAGCGATTTTGCAGGGGGGGCAACAGTTGAAGAAATCGAACAGCTCGATAAATACAGCAACATGCTAAAAGAATTTATCAAGGAGAACGCGGAAAGGGAGCAAGAACAATATAAAGATAAAATAAGAAAACAGCGTTGTGTTGTGTTCCAGCACCTTGATGATATACTCGGGATTAAATCAGCAGATGATATTGAAGCACAAAGCCGGTTAGCCTTGCGAGCATTGCAGGAACTTACAAACATCATAAAGGATTATATAGAGGGTGAATAAATGGCAGGATGCCAAAAATTCACCGTTGAATTATATAATCTGACATGCCTTTCGCGGTCACAAATGTTAAAGCTGTCCGAACTTTTGATAAAATTTGTAGATTCCGAACCGGACAGTCCCGATTATAGCGATATGGAAGAACTCAGATTAATCATAAACAGTAAGATATATGGAGATGGTGTATAAATGGCAGTCGGTATAATGGCTGTGGGTATTGCAATAGTGGCTTTGTTGGTTGCTGTTGGGGGGTGGTCGGCCGGGGTCTATGCTATACTTTGGCTAAACCACCAATACACTTTAAGGTATGGAGGCAAAAAGTGAACGATGAAAAATTAGGACTACATTATTTTTTAACACGATTAGACAGGCCAGAGGCCGAAGCCTTAAGGGACGGATTAGAAAAAATTATGAAAGAACCGTGTAAGTTTAACCGGTGGGAATGGGCCGTTATCAGCAAAATGTATCAGCAATTACACTTTTTCACGGATGACATGGACCGCAGGGAAGGCGACGAAATGAAGCAAGGCATGTTAGAAGATTAATATTTTACAGAAGTTGTTTTATACCCACCACTTTTTTATAACTCCATAAATAATTAATTATGGTAAACAGGGGATAATATGCAACTAATAACGAAATTCTGGCACGGATACATGTTTTTTGATAAAGGTGACTTTGATGAATGGTGTATTTTCTTAAAAACGCAAAAAGCCACCTTGCAAAACAGTATGTGCATACCCATAAAATCCGGGTATGGTCCTAAAGATTATAAAATTTTCAAAGTGCTCGAGGGGGTGGCGGAAGAGCACGGGCGGGAACGGGTATATAACGACTATGTAAAAATATATGATAACACGACGGACACCGTTAACCCGGAAGTATTGACACTTATTAAGGACTTGGCTTATAAATACCATGACCCGGACACGGTTGAAGTGCTCTACTGTTTTTTATATACGTGCATGATTGCCGAATTTCATACGGCCCGGAGCAAGTTGAATAAACGTATTAAACGGCTTGCTGTGCATCAATTGCTCATAGAAGGCCAGAGTATTATATATGTAACAAATTTTAGTAAGAAGCGCCGGGCAAATTTCAACAAGTGGCGCGGGTCCCGTTCATTAAATGAAGAGTGCAAGATGCGCGGGTTTTAGTCACATGTAACTATATTCATTTTCAACTAATGAAATGCTTATATAGTTTGGATTACATAAACTTAACCATAACAAGAGGCTTTATTATGTGTGGAAATAATGACATTGTTGAAACTGCGCCCGGGGTGTGGGAATGTATAAGCGATTATATACCAAATACCCGGAGAGCGTGTTTTTACCGTGCGCGTGCCGTGGTGAAGGCAAGCGGGCGGCGGCTAGATTTGTGTGAACGGTGCGGGGCAGTAGGTGACATGCATCTACACCACATAGACCGAAACATAAAGAATTGGACAAGTACAAATATTGAGGTGCTTTGTATTGCTTGCCATAAAGCAGAGCACCCGGAAAGATTGAAGTTCAAATATGACGGGGTGGATTAATGAACGATAGAGATTATGAGGCAATCGGGAATATAATATTGTTTATACTGGTTGCGGTATGTGCTTACTTGACCGGGGGAATCGTGGCGGAAATCGGAAAAATAATAATAGCAGTAATGAAGGTGGGGATAATATGGATTTAGACCCGAGTACAGACGTTAGAATTAAAACGTGGCATGACGAGCCCGCAGCATGTAATTATAGACCAATGGGTATAAAATACCCGGTGTGCCCGATATGTAAACACCTTACGACCGATTGGGATATACGCCGGGTGCATTGTGGCGGCGAAGATTTGGGCTTTCGTGTGCGCTGTTATGAAGTCAATAAGCTAATAAGTATTATGACTATTGTTATTGCCGTTTTGTCAGTTGTAATCATTGCCTTGTTTAGTTACATTGCATATATGTGATGCATTCATATATTGACGGAAAGGCGGCGATTTCCCACTTTTTCGGGGTGGTTAATATGAATATACCACCCTTTATATACTGACCTCGCCACGGGCTTAAAAAGTGGCTTTAAATTGAAATGATATCAGTAAACATAATCAGGTGCTATAGAATGAATCTACAAAAATATGATAGAGTGCTTAACGATGCACATAAAATTCTTAAGGAACTTAGAAAAACTTCTTTAGATTTGTTGCTCGCAGATGACCCGAGAACCGAACAAACGCAGGACTTTATTAGCCGGGTTAATCAGTTTGCCACGGAATTTAATGATGCTGTCGCTATGTTGGTATACAAACCGGAGAATGAAGCCGCGAACGTGTATATATGCCCTTATACGGCATGTGGTAAGAAGGTAGAGGGAAAGAACTATATACTATTGGGTACAGAACATTATCACGTTGATTGCTATCAAAGGATGTTAGCGGATAACCGGGAACGTGATGAACTATGGAGGCGTTTATTGAACGTCGAAAAAGAACTAGCCGTTATAAGGAAGGAACGGTTAACGCGGGCAACCGGGACGGCAGACGACAATAAAGAAGATTGCAAAGACGGAGCGTGCAAAGTACTATGACAACGTTGGAAGAAAACGTTAAAATTGTGCGGGAAGTGCTAAGGGCGGTATGGACTATGGAACATCATAAAGAAATTGATGCAGCCCACGAAGCATTAGACCGCATACTCGAATCAAAAATCGTGAAAGTTCACGAAGTAGAAGAATTTTACAAAGATTGAGGGGATATTATGACCGACGGAGAAGCATGTAATAAGTGTATACATTTGGGACAATGTGCCACGTTTGAGCGATATAAAAATAAATCGTGTCGGGTGCAGGATACTTTTTATTGTAAACACCCGGACCGCGAAGACATGCACCCCGAAACTATCCCGGGTTATGTTGTGCTAACGGGCAACGTTTGGCACAAATGCCCTTTATCTATTTAAGATACTGCGTAGAAAATTATTTATAGATGTATCACTATTATTTTTATAGAGTGATACCATGAATTTTAAGACCGGTCCGATTGATACTTTTAGTAAACTATTTTATGGTGTTTTGCTACTGCTTGCGATAAGCGTATTAGTATTACACCCCGCCGGGTCAGGCGCCGCAGCCCCGCCCGTTTTGTACGTTGGTTATACAGGCAATGCCGGAGATACGGCCGGGGGCACAACTTACACATGTACGGGCACGCTATCAAGCAGCACGGACCACACAATGATTACTAATGCCCTTGCTTATGCTTATAACAACAAAGCGAGCGGGTATACTACGGTATATCTTAAAGGACCGCATACTTATTATGTTCCATCTGAAATAGTGGGGCCAAACACTGGTATAACTCTAAGCGGCGACGAGGACGCCGTAATAACATTTACAAGTGCCGCACGGTCCACGACCGGGTTAAATTTGATTGATGCTGTTAACGGTGCTAACCATATAGCAATTAGGAACATAACCCTAGACGGTGGACACCCACAAGACACCTCTTTAGGCGACAGCGGGAATATTTTAGTACAGTTTAATGATGTGTCATATCTGACTATAGATAATACACACATGCAGTACGGTGACATTGACGGAATGAATATAAGAACATCGGACCATATCACTATTACAAATAATACAGCGTGGGAATTGGGGCACGAATGTTTTTATTTCCTGACGGCCGAATATGTACTTGTTGAAAATAACGTGCTTAAGAGCCGTACAAATTCATGTGTTAGGCTGTCAGATGGTATACAGCACGCCGATGTAAGAAACAATGTTTTTTATAGCAGTATCGGCGGGGCGTATAGCGGCCCGCTCGTGCAGATAGGAAGCAGCGCAACAAGTCCGTATTTTAATGACATTGAAGTCAATAATAATAAATTTTATAACGGTTACGCTTCCGGTATTTGGTTATCACACGCGAGCGGGGGCACATCGGACACAACCGTACACGGCGAAGGTGTTTATATACACCACAACACCTTTACTTATACGGGTCACTACTCAGATAATGGTTATTCAAATAGTGGTATCTCAATAATGAATTTCCAAAATACACGTATCGAGCACAATGTTTTCGATGACTGCGGGCAACAGGCTATAGCGTGGGAAGAAAGAGACATCCGACCGGCAAGCGGGGTCAGTTACACAACTTACGTTAGAAATAATATTATAATGAATACCGCCCTAACTCCAACCGGTTATACTAATTCCGGGTATGGTATTGCTAACATATTCCCAAGAAATCATTTTGTTGTAGAGAATAATTGTTTCTATAATAACGTAGGGGATACGTACAGCGCCAGCGGGTCCGGCGGGTTTACAATGACTAATAACATTCACGGCGACCCCGCGGTTTATCTTATGACGGGCGCCTATGGGTCCCGGGATTATCATCTTAAGAGCACGGCGGGCCGGTGGACAGGGAGCACATGGACAGCCGACACGGTTAACAGTATATGCATAGATACCGGCAAGGCTACAATGCCCTATAGTCTCGAGCCACAGCCAAACGGTGCGCGTGCAAATATCGGCCGGTATGGTAACACCGCCGAAGCGTCAAAGTCTGCCAGTGGGGCCGTGTATCCGTATGGAACGTTTACGGCAAACCCGACCAGTATAACCGCCGGGGAATCGTCTAATTTAATTTGGACGAGTACCAACGCGGTAAGCGCTTCAATTTCCGGCGTGGGTGCCGTTACCCCGGTATCCGGCGGAGCCGTTGCGGTATATCCAACCGCAAGCACAACCTACACATTAACACTGACCAATGCAGAAGGTTCAACATATTATTATGCATCCGTAACGGTTGGCAACGAAACCCCGCCGGAAGCACCGGTTACAGTTGCCGATTCACGTATAAAATCAACTACACCCGATAGTAATTTCGGAACGGGCACTTATTTAGACTTGGGACAAATTGCGTCAACCGGTGCAGTTTATAGGGATTTGCTGTATTTCAATTTAACCAGCTATGACCCGGAGGATATTGGATATGCTACCCTTGATTTGTGGTGGTATTATCCGGCCGGGGTTACAAGGAACAACGACACTGATATAAAAGTATATAAAGTTGTTCCTGCCGAATCGTGGACACAATCACAGGTAACTTGGAACAGTAGATTAACCGGGGCAGCGTGGACGTATCCGGGCGGAGATTATCAAAACACCTTAAATTATGTAAATCCAACCAGCGAACCGCCGGGGTATCCATTCGGTAATTATACCATAAACGCGGAAGACATACCCATAAATGGGTATATATCGATAGATGTAACCGACTTGGTACAATCTTTTGCAACGTATCCGCAGTATAACAAGGGATTTTTCCTGAAAGCTGGAAACGAGCACGATAATTATATAGCTTTCTACAGTTCAGAAAACGGTAATGCATCAAGAGCCCCGAAATTGAGCATATATGCAACCGCACCAAATCCGAAGACAATAGAAAGCTATGCACCCGGTACAGCATCATTTAGCTGGCCGAAGAACACCATAAAAGCTTTTAATGTTACCACAAATACGAATACATCCGTTGTGTGGAAGGTTGACGGAAACTTAAGGGAAACCGACACAACAGCCGCCCCGGGATACGCAGCCGGATATGATTTCGTTTCAACAACAAACGGCACATATACGGTTAGAGCGGAAACCGACGACGATTTTGTGGAGTGGGAAATTACCATATATGAACCGGAAACATTGAACATTATCGAAACCAGCCCGGCAGCTAGTACAACCTTGCCGCACAATAGTACAAGAACATTCAGCGCGAGCACCAATAAAGCAGCTAATTACTATTGGTATTATAACGGCATTGCAGGAAATACGGCAATAGGTGCAACCAGTGACTCATACACATGGGGTACAGGTATGCCATCCGGGTACTATACCATAATGCTATATGTCATTGAAGGCGCGGAATCAGATAGTTATGAATGGTCGGTTGAAGTACTGGAAGACGGGGAAGACGGCGAACCGGATTATTACGAAGTACCAAAAACCGGATACAGTGGATATTATACCGAAACCGCTAACGATATGAATTATACAACGCCCTTTACATTGTCACAAACTTATACAGGTGCTTATCTGGTAAGTGGTAATGTTACCATAACCGACACTGTGAACAAATATATAAGGTTCTATGGTTTGGGTGCGTGGTCTAATCAGTGGGACAGCGTAGCAGACAACCCGGTAAGCTTACCACATGGTATGGGAAACCTTACACAATTGGTATTTTCGGCATATAATTTATCTACGTTCGACGTATCCGCTTTGATGACGTTCAACGACACCGATTTAACCACCGAGGAAACAAGGGCAAGCGGGCAATTAAATGTTTCAATGGTTCAAGATGTGCTATTAGACAGCACGAACGGAACTATTATATATACCCTTGCCGACAGACGGTTTAACGGCGTCGCTGTAAACTCATTCAGTACAAATAACACCAATGCAGAATATGTTAAGAACGATGGAGTAATAACCATTACAACCGGCCCACAGTCCGCCGGAGAATCGAAGTATTATAATTTCGGGTTCACAATACCACCTATTGATGGGTTCCAATATTGGGACGGCGAAATGTGGTATACAGGGGACGCATTGGATTATTTATACTTTGATGCGTTTTGGTGGGCTAACTTGGTGCCGAACTATGCACAAAACAGCACACAGCCGACATTGAAAATAACCAACACCGGGGGAAGTAGCGGAACACCGTATTTATATCTTGACCGGGACACACCCGCCACGATAGATATATGGGTAGACAATGACCCGATAAAGGGGGCAGATAGCATTAAACTAAGTTCTACTCCACAGGCGGTTAATACTGCACTGGCACCCGGCGAAAACGTGACGCTGTGGGCGTGGTGTGGTTTGTACGGCGCGGAATCTGAAAGGTTTTCATTGTACGCAGATGTATCTTAAGACAGGGGGATAAATAAAATGGTATTTGTACCGGAAACATGGGAAGATTACCCGAGCACGGCAACACCTATAACCGCCGCACAACTTAACCGGATGGAAGCGGGGATATATGCCGCACATTCTGGAAGCGGCGGCGGCTCGGACGTTGATAAATGGCGGAGCAAAACGCCCGAACAGCTTTTTGCTACATATGGAATAATTACGGTGGGCGACGATAATTTATGTACGTATGATGTGGATGACTATGCAGATGTAGCAACCGCATTAGAAACGGCATTAGCCGCACACCCATATACAACCATACATTACATAGGCGGCAATGCTGCATTAGGTTCAAATTTAACGGCCGTTAGTTATGGGGATATAGATTTTCACGGGGCCGTGATGACTATAGACGCATGTACAATAGGCATAGATGCATCGGCCGCGTCATATTTTACGGTGCGCAATGTAACATTAACCCTTGCATCACATGCCGCAACCAATACAATAATAGGTATTAAAACGGGTGCGGGGGGTGTAGTGGAAAATGTTACTACTGAATGGCTATATACCGGTATTCAAATTAACGGCGCAGACTTATATATGAATAATATAGTATGTCGTTACGGAATCGACACCGGTATAGATACTATAAGCTCAACATCATTAACAAATTTACATATTAATAAGGTATATTTGTACAGCCAGTTTAGCGCAAGTTATGGCTTTAATACGGCAGGTGTCCGGGTCCGGGCCGGGTCCTCGGTTACTACCTCAAATAATATAATAAGTAACATCACAGCCGTTGATATTCACGGGCCGGTTTTAAATCTTTATTACATAGGCGGAAATCGGATAAGTAATATAATGGGTTCGAACGTATGGAATGAATGCATTTTAGGATACAACAGCCGGTTTAATGTTGGATGCAATATAATAACCACGCAGGACCCGAGCAACGGAACAGCAACCAGCCCGGGAATAAGCTTAACAACATGTGCAGAAAATGTATTTTCAAATCTTGATTTACGTTATACGAAAGGACCAGCAATATTAATGCAGACAACCAGCAGCCGAAACAACTTTAACAATTTGTTTATATACGGTGGACCGATAACAACAACCCCACAGGGCATAAAGATAGATAGCGGGTGTCATGGAAATAGTTTCAGCACCTTTATGATAAGAGATATTGCCGGGGATGCAATAGTTTTAACTTCCGCAAATCGAAACGGGTTTGTAGATGGGGAATGTTATAACAACACCGGCGCGGGGATTGATTGCGTTAATGCAAACGAGAACACAGCAAGCGCGGTTAGAATGATAACGGGGCACAGTTACGGTATTTTAGAAAGTGGTACGTCGGATTATAATAAATTTGATGGGTGCCTTATAAAATCATATGTGACCGCCGCGGCTTTGTTGGTGGGAACCAATAGCGAAATATCTAATTGTTATGGATATAACCCGGTTGGAAACGTGACAGCGCCAGCCGTGCCAAGCAGCGGCACAAGTTGGACAAACACTTTCCATGTAAATTTAGATGTGTTCATATACGGCGGCACGGTTTCCGCTATAAAAGTTTCGAAGTCTGGCGGCACGCTGTTAACAACCGGGCTAACATCTGGCCGGTTTACCCTTGCCCCGGGAAGTGTCATAAACATTACTTACAGCAGCGCTCCAACGTGGGTAATGGGGGAATTTTAAACGGCTACATTATACCCATCTTCTACAACTTACCCGGGTACAGATTACCCGGGAACCACCACCGAAGAGCCGCCCACTACCCACGCTTACGCCCGGTTGAGGTCGCGCAAATTCGGATATAATAAACGCATGACTACTAACAGGAATTTAGGCGGGGGAATGAACAAACTATGAGGATAGACGTAGGCGACACAGGAAAATATATATATTGGGTTATTACCCAAAGTGTAGACCACATTAGCAGAATGACCGGGACAATATCAGGTTTAAGCGTCTGGTATAGTATCAACGGCGGCAGCGCAACAGAGGCCGCGGTATCACTTGTAGAGGTTAGTTCGTCCCACATGCCCGGCGTCTATAAAATGTTAGTAAGTATCGCGGCTATGGTTGCATCTGCCGGGGAACTGTGTATAACTGTAACGGGTACCGGTATAGACCCCGAAACCCGGACGGTCGATATAGTGACGCCAGCCGAAGATGTTTTATTAGATGAAGTACTAAGCAGCGCCGTACATAACACCGACGCAACCGTCGGCCAGAAAATACGGGAGATTCACGCAATACTATTAAACAAACAAACCGTATCCGAAACCGCTATAACAACCTATGAGGACGACGACGCGACAATAATTTCAACACATACCTTACAGGATAGCGGGTCAGCCGTTACCAAATCAAGGACAACATAAGGAGCCAAATAAATGACAAGCCGCAAGAACGATATATTTTTAATACCCGATGAGGTTTATCCGTGGGACCAATTACCGGAGGAAACCGACAAAGCATTTGCGGCTTTTAAAATTTATATGGAATTAAGGCCAGACGTTAACCCCAAAACCCCGGAATATAGGAGTATAATAAACGTAGCCAGAATACTAAAATATAAGAACCCACATGCTTTATACCAATACAGTCATACTTACAGATGGAGAGAGCGCATAAATGCTATTGATGAATGGGAATTAAAAATACTTAAGACCGAGGAAATGAGAGAAAAAATAGCTATGAGAAAAAGACATATTGCTCTAGCTCAAAAAGTTCAAAAAGTTGGTGAAGCAAAACTTAAGGATTTGTTAGACCAAATCGAGAACGGGCAAACTCCCGACATTGATATCAACACATTATATAAAATGATTGAAAGCGCTGTTAAATTGGAACAACTAAGCGCAGGATTAGGCGACGGGGAAAACACCACCGGAAAGGTGCCAGTTACACACATTGAAATTATCATGCCGGACACCAAAAAGAAGGCGGGTGACCATGAAACAAAGAACAAAACTTGAGCACCCGAGCCTAAATAAAAAACAACAACTACCTAAATTATATCAAGTTGATGCCGATGGAGTTTTTCGAGTATACCCACACGACGGACAGGCAGCCGCTTTAATGTCTGAAAAACGTTTTATTTTTGCTCTCGCTGGAACGCAGAGCGGCAAGACGGCAATAGGGCCGGTGTGGTTATGGAACGAAATGAAGAAATGCGGCCCGGGCGACTATATGGCAATATCGCCCTCCTATCCGCTTCAACAGCGCAAATTATTACCTGAATATAATAATTATTTTGACTATCACATGCACATTGGCAAATATGTTAAATCCGAAAGAGTTATGAAAGTTACCGAGCCGGACGGTACAGAATATAATATTTTCTTTGCAAGTGCAGATAACCCGGACTCGCTCGAATCAGCAACAATTAAAGCTGCGCATCTTGACGAAGTGGGACAGGACAGTTTCAGAATAGAGGCGTGGGATGCTATATTAAGAAGGTTATCGATATACGAAGGCCGCGTATTAGCCACCACAACAATATATAATCTCGGATGGATGAAGACAGAAATATATGATAAATGGAAAGCGGGCGACCCGGACATAGATGTAATACAATTTACTAGTATAATGAATCCAACCTTTCCAAAAAAGGAATACGAGAAAAGAAAACTTACTATGCCTCTGTGGAAATTCAAAATGTTCTACATGGGAGAGTATGCAAGGCCCGCCGGTATGATATACGAGGATTACGACGAGGAAATACACAGAATAAAACCCTTTACGATTCCGGCAGCGTGGCCGCGTTATGTGGGGATTGACCCGGGAGCGGTTAACACTGCATTGGTGTATGTAGCTGCCGACGAAGCCCGGGGCAGGTTCTATGCTTACCGTAGCAGTTTAGACGGGAACAAAACAACCGGGCAGCATGTGGCCGATGTTAAACAATATGAAGATTTTAATCACGTTATTAAGTGGATGGGTGGCGCGAAGTCTGAAAAACAATTTCGTATGGATTGGACCGACGCGGGTATAAAAGTAGAGGAACCGGTGTATAGTGACGTCGAAGTGGGCATTGGCAGAATTATAAGATTATTTAAAGAAAAACGTTTATACATTTTTGATAACCAAGATAATAGAGGGCTGTTCGATGAAATAGGAACTTATGCGCGAGTGCTGGATGCTAACGCGCAGCCAACCCTTAAAATAAAAGATAAAGAAAAATTTCATAGGCTGGATGCATTACGTTATGTTTGTCAGGCGTTCAACATCGACGAAACCACCGATAAACCGCCGGGCAAAGAAGATGCAATAGGGAACAAGTACAGAGCAAAAGAGATATTTAAACAAACCCGGAGGCCGGGATTATGGTAAAAGAAAAAGGCGAAGTAGGCGACGTATACATAGCATCGACCGGGACAATTTACTCGAGTGATGAAATAACCCCGGAAACGGTAGAGAACACACGGCAAAATATTTATGGTAAAGGAATAAGCCGCCGGTTGCAGTCGTTGATATTTCCCGACGAGTACACCCTTACAGTAATTGACCCGGACGGAAATATAGACGAAGAGCAAAGTACTATAGTGTCAAAAATGTGTGACGACGTGCGTATGTGGGCGCAGATGCAAAAAGCGTATGACGATACCCTATGGCATGGCGTAAGCATTTTTAACGACGTGTGGGGAAAAGCAGAAGACAGCAACGCGGTTATTCTTAAGAAGTTGCGCCACTTACCGGCCGACAGTTTCACAATTGCCCCGCCGGGAGTTACTACAATATACGCCCGCAGGTTGCAGGGAATAGCATTAAACAAAGAGGGAGAGGTTGAATGCTGGCAGACAAACAGCGAAGGCAAAACCGTATTAATCGAAAATGCCGCTATTATAATGAATCCAACCAGCCGATATATTGACGGCGACCCGGAACTATTGCCACTTATACCCATTATAGACATGTTAAAATACACATGGAATAGCCAGATGCAACAGGTTAACCGGGTAGGTGCAAAGGTTCTATTTATAAAGGTTACAGAACCACAGCCAGCCAGCACCAAAAACGGAAACGTTGGGGATATCGAATATGCAAACATACTATTGCAAAATTGGGGTAAAGACACCGCGTTTCAATTAAGGCAGAATATGGAACTAGTAGACCTTAACATAAAGGACGACAGCAATAACTTAGAAGTTATCGGGGCCCTTTATAACATGGTCATTGATTATATAAGCCCCGCCGGATTTATAGCAAGGCAGGGAGAAAACGGTTTAGCTGGCGGAGAAAAGGAACGCGAGAAATTACTTTCGCAAGTTATAAGCGCTATACACGGTTGGATTGAAGAACAGTTTGAAATACTTTTAAATAGGTATTTCACATATAATAGTTTCCCGCCCGGTTGGCATATCGAAATTTCTATTCCATCGCCGCGCATTGACCAAACCGACGCCAACTTAAAAAAGGCTGAATTATGCTTAACATATAAAATTTTGCCACCGTCCCGGGTGCTTGAATTGCTCGATATGGACCCGCTGACAGATGAGGAAATACAGGAACTAATAGAGTTCAAATCAGCCGGAGAAACCGGAGCCCCGGGAATAGATGAGAACGGCGACTTTATGGGACAGAGTAAAAAAGTTGAGGACAAGATAACGGCAGAGATGACAACACAGATAAACAAAGAATTTGATAAGTTGGAAAAACCCATTATAAAATCGTTGGGTAAGTAATCGGTGTTATTATGCCGTTCGATGGTGCTTTTAATATTTTTGACATTGCATTTTCGCAGATATTAGCCAGAGGCGCGGCAAAATCTCACGCATCCGGTGACATGGACGCGAGCAATCTATTAAAAGCATCTATCAATGTTAGGCAGGTACAGAAAGAAGCATTAGCATATTCTAAACAATATAAAAAAGATTTGATTACAAAGGGGGGTACGTGGGTAGTCGGCGGCCCAAACATGGACAAAAAAATATTTAAGCCGTGGTTTAAAGAATCGTCCGAAGAACAGCGGAAGACCGTAGCCGACATAATAGCCCGGGGGGTAAAAGAGGGAAAGCCGACGGGAGTTAAGGAATATAAACGGGGGGGATATCCGAAAGATTCCATTGCGTCGGAACTTCACGATTATTTTAATGCTCGCCGCTCTCATGCTTCAATGGTTGCCCGCACGGAAGTAAAACGCATTCAGTGGGAAGGAGCCGAAACACGTTTTAAAAAGCATGGGGTAAAAGAGTTAAAATGGTTAGCGGTAGGAGATGCAAAAACTAGGCAGCTACACCGCGACCGAAACGGCAAAACGTATAGTATAGACAACGCCCCACCATTGGGTGAACCTAATTGCAGATGTACTTATATACCGGTAATTCCAAAGCCGGGAGACATGCCGCCGGTTAATATACCCACCGAACCGGCAGATATTCCACCGGTCAACTTGCCGGAGAGCATACCCGCGAAATATACCAAGATAACCCCGGATGCCGAAAAGCGGCAACTACTTATAAAAACGCAACTTGAAATAAGCAAGCATCCGGCTATTATGAACGAAATAATTTTAACAGATGAACAGGTTAGATTAGGCCGAACATCTAAATTTTTGAATCAAGTTAACGGGGTATACACGGAAGAGCGGCAAATGGTTCATAATGAAATAATAGAAACATTTGCCGGGAAGCCCGCCACGGGAAATAAACCCCGGGTTATATTGTTCGGGGGTCCGTCCGGGTCAGGTAAAGGCGGGCTTAAGAAATATGTAAATGATTTTGATAGTTTTAACTATATAAACAACGATGATATAAAACACATGTTGCCGGGATATACTGGCCCGAATGCCGCATTATTCCACGATGAGGCCAGCGACGTATTAGACCAAATAGAGGCCCGGATACAAAAAGAACGTAGCAACGTAATAATAGACGGGACATTGAAGCGGCAGGACAAAGCCGAAAAAATCATAAATAAATATAGGTCATTAGGTTATGAAGTTGAATTGAGGGCTACCAATCTACCATTAGAAAAAGTCATGCAGCGAAATGTTAGCCGGTTGGTGGGCGAAGGCGCGGAACATAGATATGTGCCGCTTGAAATGGTTATAGATACCGCCGAACAAGCTAATATTAATCAATTCGAAGTTTTAAAAATGTGTGATGTTGGCGCGGTATACGATACAGATGTGGAATACGGAAAGCCTTATAAACTAATAGTTACTAAATAACCACGATATTTAAAATTGAATATATGGGGTGTCAAGTATGACAGATGAAATATTACTTGAAAAGTTTATTATGGCTGATAAGCGGGCCGCAAAGCTTGCTATACAAGCCGAAGAACACGACGAAGAAACTTTATCAAGAACTTTGAATGATTGATAAACTTTAAAAACGACTTCTTTTATTTTTACTAAACAGTATTTCCGACACTAACTTTTATAGGATTGGGTTTCACCGCCGACTTTTCAAATTATATAAGACCCTTTTCGCTATCGGATGGCTGAAAACGCATAACTTTTTTTGTTAATAGGAAAGTATACCCCTTTATATACTGACCTCACCACGGGCTTAAAAAGTGGCTTTAAATCGATGCACCCACGCATAGCGTTTTTTTAAATCGTTATCACGCATTGCATTATAAAAATCATTAAACTAATTGTGCAATGACACAAAATATTTTTATAGTTAATGGATATAATAATATTACAGTGATAATTATGCCAGAGGAACAGACAGAAAAATTTGAAAACAAAGGTCAATTTGTATCTGTTCACGACGCAATATTACAAACGTTGGACGCCAATATAAATGGTAAGTTTTTTTCTAAAGAAGCATTCGAAAAAAACTTATCTGATTGGGACGGTCTGCCTATAGTTTTTGCGGGTGAACATTTGAATATGGAATTATTCGAAAAGTCACCGGATGAAGCTGTTAAGCTAATAAGGGGGGAAGTCGTGGGGAAAGTACAAAACCCCAAAATAGAAATAACCGGACATGCTAAATTACTTGCACAACCAATTTTTAACAACCGTGCCGACGAACTTAATAAACTTATTGAGGAAGGCAGATTATCACTTTCAACGGGATTTTATGGGGTATCGGTTGAAGATAAATTAATGTCTGTTAAACCCAATCATCTTTTAGTTTTTGTTGAAGATGGCAATACAATACCCGCGGACCGCGGGAGCGGATTTTTAAACGCCGTCAAAACGCTTGACGGACTATTAAACCAAGTCAAGGATTTATTCAATTCTAAACCTGATAAAGAATTTAAGGAGGAAAAGAACTTGCCCGAAGGAAACGAACCAACTTTAGAAGAGCGTATTAAAGCGCTTGAAGCAGAATATAAAGAAAAAATAGAAGTTCTGAATACGGAACTTACAACCACTAAGGACGAATTAAAGACGTATAAGGAAGCCGAAACCGCAAGACTTGCAGGTATTAAAAACCAGCAGTGGAACGACATTAAAGCACAGATACCCATAGGCCAGCTTAAGGCAGAGGGAGCCGAAACCAAATTAAGAGAGGAATTTGACAAGGACCCCGGCGCATTTACCTTAAAGGTTCTCAACATGGTCAAAACCACAAAGGAAGACGACGAAGAACAGGGAGAAGAATTTAAGCAGACGGAGAAAAAAATAAGCGAGGACCTTGAATCCCAAAGAGCGCTTGAAGCCTTATGGAGAATCTGAAAATAATATAAGGAGTTGGAAAGAATGACAGACGGAAGAAGCGGAATACCGGGCGAGTATGGAATCAGGGGGCCACGTCTAACATGCATATTGGACGAGGGCGCTATAACCGTAACATCTCGCGTATATGATGCGTTGGGCCAGTATGCGACGGGCTACACGTTCCAATATGAACTTTATGAAGGCGACATTGTAGCAATAAGCAACGATACCGCGGGCACTTTTTCAGCATGTGGCGGGTTGCCAATGGTAGAAGTTCCACAGGACGGCGAAACGCTAGTCGTGGGCCGTATCGTAGGGCGTCCCGAATTTTTGAACAAGCCAGCAACAAGCGCGGCAGCCGATACACTGGCCGAAAGACTAGCCGGGAAGTATTACAGAATTGCACAGGTTGAGTTTTGGGCTTTCCTGACAATACAGAAAGCAACAATCATGTGTAACGGGTCAAATGCATGTGTTCAGGGCGTCGGGGCAACTCTTAAGTATAATATAACCGGCGGAAGCGCTGACCATGTACTAAGCTTTGACAGCGCAGCAAGCGGCGGCGTCGGTGTTGTTCCACTGCATTATGTAGCGGCCGGAACAGATGGCGACGAATACAGCGCATTGGTCGGGATAACCGGCATGTTCATAGCAGCCACGGGGGCTTAAATTAATTAACAGGAGTTGAAAAAATATGGGTGAAGTACAGGGAGTAAATGACCGCTATCTTAAGATGGGGGCCGCGTTACCTTTGGTTTATAAAAAGGCCGAAACTTTCCTGCAATTTATGGGATTGGCCCGGCCAATTCCTGAAAAGGGGAAAGCCTTTTTATATAGAACGGATGCGCTCGGAATGAGTGGAGACACTAACCGCCCAACAGCCTTACCAATGGTTCAGGTAGGCAGCGACTTGCCAGAACTCAACATCGGAAGGGCAAGCACCGCCGCAGATGTAACCAGCGCACAGGGCTTTAGTATGCGCATAACTCACGATATAATAAGGGAAGAAATACCCGGACAAAATGAGTTAATGAAGGCATACAACACCGCCGGATTCTGGCTCGCATACATCATAAATGATGCATGGCTAACTGCCGCAAAGGCCGGAGCCGGGACAACTTCAACGTTTAGCCCGGGTGCTGTATGGAGCGCCGCAACCGCTAACCCGTTCATAGACCTGCTTGCATTGTCTCAGGACATGGAACGCGACGGCTACATGTACGAGTTGACAGATGTATTCCTACACAAAACCAACTTCTACGAACTGCGTAAATATCTTACACAGGTAGACGTTGAGATGCTTAGACTTAAAGAAATGTATGGATTACCAACCACCAACAAGCACAATCTAACCGTTCCGGCCGTTGCAGACGTTCACAGTGTCATAAGTGGACTTGATGAGGGCTCAATAATGGGTATGGACCGGAATAACCCCGGTATAGAACTGCATTATTTCAATGACCCGAAGTTCAGCGCCCCGCAGGTATCTTATGAAACAATCGTTGACGGCCAGAGAGTAAGGCAAACCGCACCAAACTACGGTATGCATTTCAACCAATACGAGGAAGACAAGAGCCACGACACCATATTACAATTTTGGTGGGAAGGTAAGTATGTAGTTACCGAGGCATACAGTCTTATATATGCAGGAAGTGGAATTTAAGCAGTTTACTTTTCAACTGCTTTAATTTATTGATGGACTACCAAAGTACATTACATCAAGGAGAAATTTACAATGTCTGGATATACAGCAATTGGAGTTAACACTTTTAGAGGTAAAGCCGGGACACTTGCCGAAAAATTAGTTACAGAGTTCGGGCTTATAGACGACGAAATAGACGTGCATAAATCTAAATTCGCATGTTTGACACCAAATCAAGGCACAATTACAGCACTAGCAACCACGGGCGCGGACCTTGCAAGCGGCTCTGACTATGTATTATATGGTGTTTTTGTTGCACCGGTGGCCATGACTATAATTAAGATGCATGACTACCTAACCGAAGCCTATGTTAAAGAAGGCAGCGACGCCATTATAACCGTAAAGGATGACGCCGCCAGCCCGACCACTATAGCAACACGTACACTTACCGCCGCCGGGGAAGCTGCAAAAGCATTCCACAGCACCACACCCGCAAGCGCAACCATTGCCGCCGGTACTCGTTTAGACCTGTATATATCCCACACCGACAGCAGCAGCGGAACCGGGCACGCTATAGTATATCTCGAGTACGTGGAAGCTTAAGGGGGTGTAGATAATGACCGGCTACACAGTAGCAGTTTACGCAACACTTGCGGCCGCAAAAACGGCGCTGGAAGCACTTTCTAATAATAACGAGGTGCATTTTACAGCATATACGGAAGGTGCCCGGCAGGTATACGCTATTATCTATCGCCCGAAAGTTGTTTTGGAGTCAATGGCTTTAACGGATGTAAGCGGGGTTAATACAGTCGTAACGGCCGATACAACCGAGGGGAAGCTATCAACGGGAGTATATAAGGCAGTTTTAGAAGAAGCCGGAACCGTTATATTTTATCCTGATTACAACGGTACCAAGACGTTTATATTAAGCAGGATTGGATTAATGGCAACGGATGGCGCGGCTTTAAATATAATATTCGTGTATAAACCCCTTTCGGCGTGGAAAGATGCAGGCGCGATTAATGAAAATTATGTTGATGATGTTAATCTTAACATATCAGCCGGAAAAAGTAGCGATTGGACGTATTTAGGGCCGTTTAATCTACCGTTTGCACATATGCCTATGGGTATTGCTGTTATAACAGATAAAGCATGTACGGTTTACATGCAAGTATTGAAAGAGGCATAAAAGAGGGTTGGTTAAATGAAGATGTTTACAAGCTTAATTCCCAAAATAAAACAATTGGGAATATTATTTATTGCATGTATTTTCTTAGTAAGTTGTGCAGCGTCAGCCGTAGCCGCGGGCGATGATAAAAAAACATCTGATGACCAAACCGGCGGCAGTTATAAAACAGTGATAGATTGCCCCGCTAAATTTTCAGGGGAAATTCAAATAACTACTAAAAATAGTAACGCTAATAATTATAAAGTTTCAGATATAGACGGAAAGCTATTAATTTCAGATAAAGAAAAATCCGACAAAAAAGCAAAGTTGAAATTTAACGAGAACACACTTAAGAAACTTAAGGACTACAACGGCAAACAATTTAGCTATGTGCATATAAATAACGAAGGCGTTGTAGACACCGCACTTATTTATAATACGGCCGACGTTATGGATAAAAACGGCGATATAGAAATAGTTTCAAATTTTTCTGAAGTTGTTATAGGCGGAGCCGTTGGTTATCTATATAAAACGGTTAACGGAAACGTTGCCGATATGACTATAACCGTCGGGGTGCCAAATGCAACAGCCATGTATATAATTTTTCCGAATGTACAGACATATCAAGTTTGGGACGAGTCCAACATCTCAACATATCCTAGACAGTCAAATGTTGTTGCCGCATGGCCGTTTGAGGGAAATAATAACGATATAAGCACAAACGCTAATAATCTCGGTGCCACTACAGCAACGCCAGTAAATGACCGTTTCGGTAATGCAAACAGCGCTTTACGTTTTGATGGTAATGACCAATTAAACCGTACGTCAACGGCGTCATTAAATATTACCGACGAAATAACAATGCTTGCAGGAATATACAGATACCCCGAAGCAGACGGGACACGTCTTATTTATAAGGCTAACCAATACGGTATAAAATACGATGGTGCAGCAACATTAAGACATGCCGGTTATGTATATTCAGGCGGTACAAAATACGCTTATGGAGCCGTTAACGAATCAAAAACGGCTATGTATAATTGGACACATTACGCGGTTTCAATTTCACCCACCACAGACAGGGGACTATTTTATAAGAATGGAGAACTAAGCGCTAATAGTTCAACGTCTTATACATCTGTAACAGGTACCACCGCAAACCTTAATATAGGTTCTACAGGTTCAGCCGGGTTTTGGAACAGTACCATAGATTACACAATATTGTATAATACCGTATTGCCCCAAAGCATTATAAGAGAATTTACTTTAGGATATGCGGGCACAAAGTTTCAAATAAATTCTACTGGAACCGAAACACCTTTAACGAGCACAAACCAGAGCGTAGCCGTTCCAAAGAATTTACAGAATGTTAAATTTGTTAGTAACTCCACGCAGTCGCACGATGTTTCTTTATTGCTTTACTTTGTAACAAATTATACAAAGGTTCAGGAAACCGATAACAGCACACATCATTTAGTAAATCTCGTGTTTACACCAACGCATGACCTGGCGGCAGCAACCTTAACATATCCGCTTGCCGTCACTGATAGGCTTTTCGACCCGTCGATGGTATCAAACCAGACGGGCGCAACCGTGGAACGCAGCGGTGACAATATCGTAATAGATATAGGCGACTTAACAACCGGAACTTCAAAATATTATGATGTTGCTTTGGAATACAATTATACCGCTATAACAGATTTTACACCAATTGATACAACGCCAGCCGTGGCCGAAGATAACGCCATAACATTTAACGTTACCATAGACCAAGCCGATGATATAAGTTGGTATGTAGACAGCAGTTTAGCGGAAACAGATAGCGGAAGCACAGAAGGACATTATACTTTTCCAGCTACAGCAGCCGGAGAATATAATATAACTGCCCCAGTATTTGGGGATAGTCAGACATGGATAATAACAGTTTCACCGAATCAGATTATTTCATATTTGCCGGTGGATACCACACCGTATATAAAACCTAATACAGCACAGACATTCACTGTTAATTTAGATGGTGCCGAGAACGTAACATGGAAACTCAACGGCAGCACAGTACAGACAAATACAAGTGTGACAGCCGCAACGTATACATTTAACAACACGGGCGGCACAGATTATAATATACCTGCCTTAATTTCAGCAGATAGTCAAACATGGATTGCAGACGTTGGCGGTACACATATAAAAGATAGTTATGTTGTCGGCAGTTTTGTAGTTTCTTATATTGTCGCTTCATATATAATATATAGAAACAACACGCGGAGACGGTAAACATGGAACCAAATTTAATGCTTGCCATTGCGGCAATGATTGGCTCTGTTTTCTTTATGGCGATGGGATACGTTACCCAAAGAGCAAAAGATAAACAGAAATGTGAAACTACCGAATTTATGGTCGGTTATGCAGTACTAACGGCTTTTGTAATGCTGGCAGCGGGAATGTATTATTTAGAAATACCCGTAACCACCGCAGGAACCTATGATATAATGGGAGCCTTTGCAATGGGATTAGCTGGAAACGCTGGATTTTCAAAGCTTGTAAGCTTTATTAACATTGCTAACGGGTCTAAGAAACAAATAGAAGGATTAACACAGCTTGCCGAAGTTGTGGGGGATGCTGTAACCCCGGACCCGGTGACAGCCACGGAAACACCGGACAATATGGCCGAAGTGATGAGAAAAGCAAAGGAAGCCGGATTAATAAAGGAGTGAATAAAAATGACCGTGGACGGTACCTTAATAGCGCTATTATCCCCATACACCGTGGGAGACACCGCCGATATAACTAGCACAGCGTTAACATCATACATTTCTTTAACTAATGACGAAATGGAAAGGGTGCCGTCCACAGTGTCAACAAGTGTTAGGGACATGATGCAAGCGTTTTTAATTTTGGAACTTTTCGAATTTAGCCGCGGGAACATGGAAATGTCACACGAACAAATAGGCGACTATGCTTATACGCGGGCAACCCCGGGTATATCAAGTTACAGAATGAAATTTGAAAAGATGCTGACGCAAGCAATGGGCGACGATGCCGCAAGCGAAGGAGTAGAGAGAACAGACGCCGCGGGTAGTTTCCCACTCGATAGAAACACCACCCCGGGGATGATTTGAATGAATGGCGATGCAGTGACCGTTGACCGCTGCGACAAATTACGGGCACAGGGAGAATTAGAAAACGAGCGCAGAGTACAGGACATGATAAATAAATTTGCATGTGAAATCAAAGCCGATATAAAAGAATTGCAAACCGCTATGATAAACGGTCAAAAAGAAGTTCTTAGAAAAGTAGATGCAAAATATGATAAATTGCTGTATGTTATACTCGGATGGATTATAACCACAGCACTTTTATTATACAGTAAAATGTAAGGAAGTATAAACCATGACACAAATTTCGCATTTAACAAAGTCACCCGTTACCATTTACCCATATTCAACAACCGGCACGGACGGAACGGTTACATGGGGTACGGGGGTTAGTTATTTTGCGAGATTAAGCAACAAAAAAACATATATCAAAACCCCGACGGGTCAGGTCATTGTATCAAATGGGCGGTTATACATATCGGGCGATGTTTCGAATTTAGATGACCGGGATAAAATACTTTTGCCCGGAAGCAACACCGTGTATATAAAAGACTTTGCAAAGATGTATGATAGATATGCTAATGTGCTGTATACGGTGGTGTATTTCTAATGTCGGCACCCGTTGTTAAAACCACGTTTAAAATAGTCACCGAGCCGGGACTTAAGCAGAAACTTAAGCGAATGATGGATGACCGTTTCGATGATGTAAAAGACGCTTTCATTCTGGAAATGGAAGACACATTAGGCGAAAGCGCGGAAGAATGCCCGGTTCTAACCGGAACCTTAAGGGACAGTCGAAGTTTAGACGTTGATGAAAGGCCCGGAACAATAAAGGCCCGGTTAGGCTATGGTGCTAATTATGCGTTTTGGGTACACGAAAGAACCGAACTCCACCACCCGACGGGTAAATCTAAATTCTTAGAGGACCCGGTTAATAGGAAGCGTGAAGTACTTATTAAAAATATTGTTGAGAGGGTTGGTTAAAATGGGTATGCTTGCACAAATTGGAAATGTATTACAAACCGCCGGGGTTGGTACAAGCGGAACCGATTTATTTTATGGTATTATGCCACCACTGCCAGATGCATGTGTAGCATTGTTTGCATATGCTGGAAAGCCACCGTTGCGTATTCCGTATGTTGAACGCCCCGGTGTACAGGTAATAATCCGCGGGGCAAAGGGTGGATATTATGCAGCCGAAACAAAGGCACAGCTAGTATTTACAACCTTAAATAATAAAAGGAGTTTTTCCGTGAGTTCAACAAAGTATAAAATAATAGAAGCGGCGGGGTCCGTGGCTAACATGGGATATGATGAAGCAGAGAGGCCGTTATTTGTGATTAACTTCTACGTAACGAAGGATATTTAAACATGCGTAAAAAAGCATAAATAGTTGTAGTATAAATATATTGAGAAAAGGGGGATAAACCGAATGTCTACGAAATCAAGCAGCACAGCAACAGGAAGCGGCGCCCCATACTCCGCAGACGTAAAATGGTATGCGGGCGGCGTGAAATATTCCGAAACCCACACCGCAACAAGTGGAGAGGCCAGCGCCAAACTATACGAGTTAGCAAAACATGCAGAATACGGCAGTGTAGTACTAACAAAGAACGGCGTTTATTATAGTGTTCAGGAAATGCAGAGCGACGGAACCACACCGGCAACAAATGCAACCGATACCGTAAAGATTGCATTTGCAGCATTGGCCGAAAATGACGTGCTTGTAATACATTATATAGACGTCGAAACCGGCACACCCGCCCTTACACATATTGCAACGTGTAAAGATGTCAGCATACCCATGAGCGCCGATACAAAAGGCGTAAGTGTGCAGGGCCAAAGTACACAGCTTCAAAAGGTCGGTGCGATTAAAACAACTATGACACTTGAAGCCGTGCAGTATGACCTTACCTTAATCGGTCAGGCTTGCGGTGACACCGGAACGGATGCAGCAAGTATTGTCAAATGGACAAATGCTTTCCATGCATTTAATGACATTGGCGTATTGATTGGGGAAGAAATCGATAGCAGCGGAACACTTAAGAGGAAATGGTTTGCTTACGGTATAACTGCAAGTAACATTACTCTTAATATGCCAGTCGATGACTTCTATACACAGTCATTAGAATTTGCAGTTGATGAGGTTATATTAACCAAGTTCACGTAATTTTTTTGTGAACTTTATTTTTTTGTGAGGGTTAACCAATGAGCGACAAAGCCAAAATTGAGAATAAAAAAATAACCGCGCAGGTTAAGGAAAGAGCAGAGCAGTTAAGACAAAAAGATGCTCGGGAAATGACCATTGCCGAAAAGCTTATGATTCGGGGATGGGAACAGCGGGCAACAATATCTTTCAAATCTGAAATATTGGGGGAAGATATTAAGGTAATTATCCGGGTACCGCTTGCCGCCGAAGTTATGTATATGCAAGAATTACAGATGAAAATTGCGCAAATCTCCATGAAGAAAACCCGCACCACAAACGACGTCCGGGAAGCAGAAACCGCAGCCGATGAACTGTATAACATACTAGCTGATTTATGTATAGACGAATCGCTAAACTATGAGTTCTTTAAAAGCGGATATTTTGCCCTTGAGGACATGTTAAAAATAATTATGGAGGTTACGAAGCAGAGAGCCGCCCAAACTAACGAGGCTGCCGAATTTCGCAAAGAGTAATAGAGGTCAAAATTTCTTTGACCTGTTGTGCAAGATGGGAATTACCCCGGAACAATACCGGGCAATGTCGGAACCGGACCGGATTTTTTGTTTAGCAGCATACAATGAACGGGCCGAACGTGAACAAAAAATCATAGAGGAAGCAAAGAAACCGAAGCACGGGTTAAGCACGGGGAGTTAAAAAATGGGAGCCGCGGAAATATTAGGCGAAATTTTTGTAATGTTCGGTTTGAAATCGACATTATCCGACGATATAGATAAAGAGTGGAGAGCAATAGACAACTTTTCATCTAAGGCGTCCACCATAGGCACCGGGTTAACGATGGGTTTAACCGTGCCAATTACTGCCGCGGCGGGTGCCCTCGGACTTATGACAAATCAGGCCGTGACTTTTGAAGATAATATGAGCCGGGTTTTTACGATGTTGCCCGGCATTTCAGACACGGCCATGAAAGACATGTCGGATGATGTGCTCGCATTGTCTGCCAAATATGGAATTTTTACAGATGAGATAGCACCGGCATTATACGACGCATTAAGCGCGGGAATTAGTCAGGACAATGTATTTACTTTTATGGAAACCGCGAGCCAAGCATCTATAGGCGGAGTCGTTGACTTAAATACAGTTGTAAAAGGTTTATCCCAAGTGGTCAACGCATACGGTAAAGATGTTATAACCGTGCAGAGAGCAAGCGACGTCATGTTCAAAGCCGCGGCATTTGGTGCTACAACATTCGAAGAGATGTCACAAAGCCTTTATAAAGTTAACCCGGTTGCCGCCGCGTTGGGTGTAAGGTTTGAAGACGTCGCCGGGTCACTTGCGGCAATAACTATGCAAGGTATCCCGACAACCGTAGCCGCTACACAACTAGAAAGAATGTTTATAGAGTTGGGCGATACCACACAGCAAGCCGGGAAAAAATTCGAAGAACTTTCAGGCACAACATTTAAAAATTTCATAGCAAGCGGGGGAACACTTCAACAGGCATTGAAACTTATAGAAGATGATTCCAAAAAAACCGGACAGTCTTTAAATGCATATTTCAGCAGTTCAGAAGCCGCGGCAGCTGTTACAGAATTAATGGGTAAAAATTCGGCCACAACTGCAAAAGCTATTGAAGATATGAACAACGCAGAGGGCGCGGCCGCTCAAGCTTACGAAAGAATGGGAGCAACGGCAAAGCAAAGCCTTAATGAAATGAAAACGAGTTTCGCAGCCGTCACGACAGAGATAGGAAATGCTTTTCTTCCTATGCTTAAAGACATTGTTGTCCCGTTGCTTAGAGACACCCTTCTGCCAATATTTAAAGAACAGATTGCCCCGGCTATTATTGCAATTGGTCAGGCTTTCGCAGACTTGCCCGCACCGATACAGATAGGAGTTGTTGCGCTATTGGCCGTTGGCGCTGCTATAGGACCTATCTTAATGATGATAGGCCCGATAGCAACCGGTATAAAAGCGCTGTCCGGGTTACAGCTTATTTGGGCCAGGACGTCGTGGGCTGCATTGGCTCCATATCTTTTAATAGTGGGTGCAATTGCGGCAGTCATATTAGTACTATATGCATTAGAAAAACGGTACGGGGTAGTTTCGGAAACCGTCAGCTATTTAACTATGATACTAGGCAATTTATACGATTGGTTAAAGGTCAAAGTACCGGATGCTATTAATAGTTTAATGGGTTGGATAAACAGTTTATCCGACACTACTTTATTGCTTATTGGACCTATTGGGGCCGCTATAGTAGCATGGCGTCAATTAGACGAAATTGTAGAAGTTGCCAAATGGGTATATACAAACGTTACAAAGTGGTTCTTTGGTATAGTATCAACGGTTTTAAATACGGTTGATAGCATTTCAAAAGCGGTAAGCAGTTTGGGCGCTCTATTCGGTATAAATATACCCACATTAACACTTAATGCCGATTTCACGAAAGCGAGACAGCAAGCGGCAAGCTTCTTTAGTTATCTAACAACACCGAGGACAGCAGAACAAACAGCATCATTAGCAGAAAGTGCCACCGGGTCGCTTGCAAATTGGGCCAGCTACGCAACCGGGCAAGCCAACGCTACAAACTTACTTGCGGATATTAACAGCGCGTTAACCGAATCGGTCAATTCTAATACTTCCGCTATAGCTGCAAACAGTACGGCCCGGAAGCAGACAATTGACGAAATGAAACTAGAGAGCGATTTAATCCGGTCCGGGTCATACAATCCAAGCTATACAGGCACAATATACGCAAGTGCTGCCGCGAAACATTCATCCGATGCCCGAAAGGTTGAGGTTAATCAGACGGTAAACGTTGGCAGTATAAACAATTCCGGCGACGTTAAGCGCATTAGTTATGATTTTAGCAAGTCAGTTATTACGGCGGTTGGTGCTAAAAGTTCGGGAAGTGTTAGACAATGATTAACTACATGGCTATAGCGGGGGGCGGGATTCAAACCGACACCGATATTTTGGATATGCTTATTGCTACCCGGGGATTTACACCACAATCAGCACTTGTAATTAATTTACAGGGTCAATATACAGTCCCACCGAAAGCAACAATAAACGGCATTGAATGTAATGTAACGAATTTTGGAACTGTATTAAGTTATGTGCAGTCGAAAACAAAAACCCCGGGAAGCAATTTTAATGTTATTAGACCGATGGGTTGGGATGTAATGACCTTACACGTTTCCGGGGTAGAGCGCACGGAAGCACAGAGGCAAGCCGTATTAAATGAATTTGCCCGGGAACAGGTTAATGATTTTGTATTCCATGAAGGGTGGATATATAAAGTCAAATTGGAAGAAATCACACCGGAAGAGGATATAGGCTTTTTAACATCTTTCCCGTGGACCGTTCGACTAGTATCTGAAACACCCTTTAGATATTCGATTAATGAATCACAGTATGATATTTATATCGATGATAACCCGATGAGTATATCCGAAGATGAGGACGGACGAAGCATAATAACAGCCAGCGAGTCGGGGGCATTAGTTGATATATTGCTAACATCGAGCGAAAGCAGCGCTATAATATATAAGCGTGTCGATAGGTGGGTTTAATATGACATGGACAAACGAAGGCGGCGGGGACCACGGCGGAGATGATTGGTATCCGGCAAATAATGAATATATTAACGGGCTGCATTATAATATTGGCACGTTTTGCGTGGACACCAACCGCGCCGTTTATCAAAGTGGAATGAGTGACAGTGCATCATTGGCGGGCGGGGGCACGAAGTTAGAAATACGGGCGGAAACTGTTATAATCCGGGGTTGGCTTGCTGCGTATGGGTCGGGATATCACGGCGGCCGATATGGACACCTTAACGCAGATGGTCCGGGCGGGGCTCATGGTTTGGCGGTTACATACAGCGGTGCGGGCGGAGGTTATGGATATACAGGAACGCCGGGTTATGTTTCATACCCCGGACTAGCTGGCCAACCCTACGGCACATTTGCCGGAACGGATATTAATTTCGGAAGTGGTGGAGGTGCTACCGGGCCAGCCAGTACAGAGGAAGCAACCGGAAGAGGTGGCCGGGGCGGTGGATGTATTATTATTAGAGCAACAAGTGTTGACGTTTCGAGCACCGGAGCAATAGCAGCCGATGGAGAGCCGGGCTTTACGTGGGTTTATGGGGGGGTAACATCTACCAATAAGGGCGGCGCTGGCAGTGGCGGCGGTGTGCTTATAATATGCTCATATATTAATGTAGATGAGGGGGGCATAATAAGAGCCGACGGCGGCGCGGGTGTTAATTACACTTATAACGGCGTGACTTATGAAGGCGGCAAGGGTGCTATGGGCCGTGTCAAAGTTTTTTCATATTATCCAAAAACCGGTTCGGGTTCAATTATCTACACATCCGGGGTAGCATGGACCAATGAAAGCGGCGGGGACCACGGCGGGCAAGATTGGGTAGCCACGGCCGGGATGTATGCCAACGGATTACATTATAACATTAGAAACTTTATTGTCCCCGCCGGTGTAACAATGTTACAGTATGGAGCCGGTGACTTAGAATCATATATGGGAGAATTAACCACGCTCGAAATCAGAGCGCAGCATATTAAAATTGCCGGTACTTTGGGCGCGTATGGGTCCGGGTATTGGGGCGGCAGGGTCAGCCATCCCAACGCCGACGGACCGGGCGGAGGCAAAGGTTTAGAAAGTTATAGCGGCGGCGGCGGTGGATATGGTGGGGTAGGAAACCCCGGGCATATATTATATGCATCAAGTGCCGGTACTACTTACGACACCCCGGCAGGTTCACCGGGTATTTATCATGGGTCCGGCGGCGGCGCTACCGGGGACACTGACTTAGAGAGTACTTGCGGCATAGGTGGGCGCGGTGGTGGGTGCATTATCTTAAGAGCCGAAACCATAGAAGTTACAAACACCGGCAGTATAAAAGCAGATGGGGATACCGGGAGCGTATACGGTAGTTATCGCGGAGGCAGTGGGTCCGGCGGTGGTATACTAATAACAGCAAAGGATATTAGCATTGTTGCCCCGGCCGGTATTACTGCAAACGGTGGGTCAGGCTATGCTTATTCTTATGGTGGGTCTACTTACTACGGCGGGGCCGGTGGTGCAGGACGTATTAAGCTATGCACATATAACCCGCGCACGGGTGGGGGTACACTTAACACCAAGAACGGCGAGGGAACTTTACAAAGTGGCGGAATTGCAGAAACGCAGCTAGGAAATTGTACAAACAGCATAGCGTTTGGATACATTTTTAACATTAATAACCCGTTAGCCGTTTCCGTCGAAACTATCAGCTTATATGTCCGGTCGGTGACATTGCCCGGCAGCTATAGAATTTATATATTCGATAGCATAGACCGCGAAAATATAATTGGCTACGGAACAATATATATAAACGTTGTGGGTGAAGTCAGTATAAACATGTATAGCCAGCTTGACGGGGTGCGGGGCATTCCACTCGCCCCGGGAGTAAACTATTATATGGAAATGACTTTAATTTCATCAACCGGCGACGTTCAGTTTTCAATGTGTACCGGGGAAGAGGGAGCAAGCCACCACGTAAGAAGTGTATATTATGAAGTGCCTATGATAGACCCATACATAAAATTTACAGGGTTTGGACACGTTTCCGGGGCGGCAATTATCAACGATGACAGACCAACAATTGAAGAAAATTTAGTTTCATGTATGTTGGTCGGTGGGGAGGTCGAAATAAACGCCGATGGTACCGGAGCATATTATTACCGGGACCCATACACCAGCCGGAAGATGCGGGCCGACGCTTACGAATTTGATAACGTGTCACTTGATACCGTTTCACCGGGAAGTTTAACACTGGATAGCGACGGATATATTATTTACAAAGTGCCGACTTATTACCCGGTTATAGGTACCCCACAGCTAACTTTAGATATGGACATATACGAGGGTACCCCGCGGATAATGGTAGCAATGGACCCCGGGAATTTACAGGAACCGGCGGCGTGGTATGATATAGACGACGAAGTATTAACAGGTGAAAATACTTATAGCTTAGAATCTATCGTGCATGGCGTAACATATGACGGCGAAACCGTGATATGGTTAAAAATAAGCGCTGATATTGTTTCAAGTGCTGCATTAAACGATTTGATTCTTAATATAGAACTTGATACATCAAGCGCTCAACTGTTGGAATTAAACAATGGTGTTAATACCTTGACATTTGAACAGAGCGGCGGTACTTATACGGATGCTTCACTGTCGTTGATATTCAGAGAAAGGAAACTCGGGTGACGTTATGGAATTTAGAATAATAACACAGCATACTGTTTACCCATATGAAAAATATTACCCGAAGTTATCCCGGGCAACTATTACAAAAACTTTCCCGTGGCAAGCAGACACCGCCGAAGTAACATTAACAATCGGGGCCCGGATAGATGGGAAAAGTTTTATAAGTGGCATGAGGACCGGCGATATTATCCGGGTTCAGGCAAACGAAGATTCACGTAACCGGCTTTACAGATGGCGTGAAATATTTAGCGGCATTATAAAAGTAATGCGTGCTAAATCCGAGGCAACAGACAACCAGATAACAATTACGGCACACGGGCACGGGGTAGAATTGGTCAACAGACTTATTAAAAATTCTTATTCGTTTGCCGATGCCAGCACCGGGCTAATTCTAAAAACCATCCTGCCGGAACTATATAGAATACATGAGCAATATCCATCATTAATAGACACTAACGGCACAGTTTTAGATAGTTATAACATTGAAGCAGACACTAAATATGTTAAAGATGTTATCAAGTTTTTAGAAAAGGCGGAACTTCTAACATACTCATTTAAAACAATTCCTATTTATGACGCTGATAACAATTTAGTTGATTGCGTCGCAAGCTGGCAACCATTACCGACCACCCCAACCGATAAATATAAAGTGGTTGAGGGTGCCCGTAACTACGTTGATTCTGAATTTATTGTAGATGTAACAGAAATGGCCCGGTCCGTAACCGTATACGGTAATGACGAAACCGTACAAAAATACGCAAGGGTTACGGGGGGCATAGGAGACAAAGACATTTTAGATATTGACCGGAGTATAGAAACAAATGAACTATGCGCCCGGCTTGCATCTTCTATATTCGATATACACCAATTGCCTTTAGTATCCGGGGTATGCACGTTAGAAATGACAACGCAAGCCGAAGCCGGGGATTTGGTTTATTGTAAGGTGCCGTCGATGGTTATCAATGGTAATACGTTTGGAGCAAACTTATATGTGTATAGGGTGACGCATGAAATAGACGAGAGCGGATATAAAACCCGGCTGGAATTAGGTAGCTATATACCCACATATGGCGAAATATTATCATTTATAGAAAATCAAATGATGGCACAAAAACAGAATTTTATATCTTAAATAAAAAATATATCGGCGGTTTGGCGTTAGGGAAAACAGGAGGAAAAACCCCACCGCCGATATTAGACCCACGGATTTATAGATTTGAGATAGCAGCATGAAACTATATTATTCCACCCCGGCCACAATCCGGGGTATCATTATAATATCCTCATACTTGCAATCATATAAATGATTTTATCCTATTTTAATCTGTTGATTGCTCATAAATACATAATTATATTTTCGAAGAAATTGTTTAATTTGTCCATATACTTTATATTATTGGGACTTTTTTGTATATTTCTTCGAAAATATAAAATAAAAGAAAACTGTTTTATCTGTTGGATGCCATCTTTTATAAAAACTTCATGCGTTTACTGACTCAAATAAATTTTAATAAATTCTCATACATTACATTTTTCAGATAAAAAATAAAATATTAAAATAAGATGCTTTGGATTAAGCGCTTTTTTGCTAGATATATCAGGCCCTTTTAGCCCGTGCAGGTTTGCCGGATTTGCCCCGCCGTGCTAATTTCACATGGGGTTTAATATGAATACACCACCATTTATATACTGACCTCTCCACGGGCTTAAAAAGTGGCTTTAAATTGAAATGATGTTGGTTGACATACAGAAAGGTTTATATTATCCGGCGTATTAAAAGAGAGTATCCCAAAATGTAATAAAATGGGGGCATTGAAACGACAATAAAAGTACAGTATGAACATGTAATAGACGAAGAAAAAAACTTTGCTATGAAGGTAATAAGCGTTAAAGCATTGCCTTTAAGTAAGTTGCCAGTTGCCTATGTGCAGTGCGGAGCGCCCGCCGTGTTTATGGTGGATGGTGTGCCGGACGAATTGGTTATTATCACAAATGATAATATCCATGTGGTTCTTAAGGTCGGGGAAGTAAAACCGCCCGAAGTCTTTATGAGGATTCAGGAAGTCATAAAGGCCGCCGGAAACAGACTAAGGCGCATAAATCAGGACATGGCAAAGCAAGATAAAATGTGGATTGGCAGGAAGTACACATTTAAGACGTGATAGTATGGAGGAAGCCGTTGATTTTGAAATACCCACTTCATTTTTGAGGGTAGCGTATGCACAATATAATCTTAGCTTACACCAAGCTATAATTTATTATTTGCATCATATTAAGGGGCTTGACTTCAAAGAAATAGATAAGTTGCTAGGCTTGCACGCGGGCGCGTCATTAAATGCATCTAAGGCGTCAGCGTTCAAAGTCGTAAGCATTAACGAGATGGAGGCAGAAACAAATGAGTGAACCAACTAAATTATTTTATGGTGACGAAGAGCATTACCTTGAAATAAGCGATTTGACAATAGATTTCCACATGATGCCAAAGGCACATCTTGCCCGGAGCGTTCTTACATACATCGGTATAAGAAAACTGGCAGGTATGGACTACTCAGACATTCTTAAAGAAATTCCCGGCAAGTTCGGAGACGATGGGTTGACTTATGCGGTTCTTATCTGCATGGGGGCCCAAGTCGAACAAAGCACCCGACACAATATGATGATGCGGACAATCACAGGCCAACCGATGCCAACAATTGAAGAAATCGAAGCCGAACTTGCAAAAGAAATTACCAAACGAGAGGTCAAAAAATCCGGTAATGAGCCGGACGACGAAGCAGAGGAAATGATGGAAACTAAGCAGGTATGGGGGTAAAGAAATGGCTACAGTAACCGAACAAAAATCCGACGCGGTAGAAGTTGACCGCGTGGAATTGGAAGACGGGGGATATGTACAACTAATGAACGACGGTTCATTTAATTTCCGTGGAATAAAACAAATTCACTTTATTGAGGCTGTGCATAAAACATATGCAAAGCTTCATGAAAGTGAAGACATCGCGGGGTTTTTTGACATATTCAAAAAACTTCATGAGATACACGGAGACAATGGGGTACTATATGGAATTGTCCTTTTCGGTATGGAAGATTTCATGAAAAAGGTGTACAAGCCAAAGCCAAGCAATTTTGGTGAACTGCTGGCTGAATTGATGAATAGCACGGATGGTGAGGAATAACCCCATCAATTTTTTGAGGTGGTTACATGGTAACGATAAATGACTATATTGAACAGGTGCGGCAGTTGACCGCGGCCCGGGAAACTAAGCGGGAGGATGCCGGGATAGCCGCCGGGAAGGAATACGATAACATAGCCGCCGAAGTCAAAACGCTTACTTCAAATGATTTAAAAGAAGTAATGGCAACGCTTGCACAGATTGAAGCAAAAATAGACATGCTGACACAGATAACAGCTAAAACAAAGGAATCATATATTGAAGAAAAACTAAAATCCTATGACATTGAAACGCAAAAGTTACACGATGAACTACTTTTGAAAATAATGAAAGAAATAAACTCGGACCCCGGAGCCGTGACGAACTCGGAAACGGAAACGGGGAACGTAGTAATATCAGCGGGGGGCCGCAAGTAAACACGGTGCGGCGCATAGATGCATTTAGGGAACGAATACGGCGGGCGATGGAGTGACATTTGTAAAAGTTTTCGAAACAGAGGACGGGCGGGTACTCGGGTATGATTCCGAAACGCATAAAATCAATTTCGGATATCCGCCGGAATGGGACAAAGTAGAAAGCGACATTGTGAAAATTATAATGTTTGGTTTTATGCATGGGGATTCAAAACTGGAAACTTTGAAAACTATAAACGATAAGTATAAAGATAAATATGGGGCCCGGGTGGAATTTTACGCCGAAGGAATCTTAAGCGGCATGGCTTTAAATGGTCAACAAATTAGGATATCTAAAAAGGAAGTGAGAAAATGCACATTGTAAAGAACCTTGCAATAACCCCAAAGCCACATATTTATGTGACCGACGAACCGGCTATAATACAGGAAGGATTAGCCCCGGTCAACTTTGAAGAAATTTTAGACTTCATCGGCGATATTTTAATGGTCGAAAACGACAAGTTCACAATATTTTGTAAAGTTATGGAAGAGTTCGGCCAGCGCCGGGACGTTATGGCTTTTGCGTGGGCTGTAATATGTGGGACCACTTTAATAGAAACTTTACAGTAAATGACGGATATTGTCGAAGAGGGTGACGAGGGGGAATTATCTTATAATGTCGTGGACGGACCCGACGGTAATATGTATATGTAAACTATCACACTTTTTTAAAAACGATAACTATTTATACTTTGCCGTGCATACTACTAACTAACGAATAGGAGGCAAAGTATTATGACAACAAAGACCAACAACAACAAGGCGGTAGACGTTTACCAAATCGTCACTGAGAGAATGATTAAGGCTTTGGAAACGGGCGTTATACCGTGGCGCAGAACATGGACGGAAGGTATGCCCGTTAATTGGGTTACACAAAAGCCTTATCATGGTATCAATCTATTCATGCTGCCGGGTGGTGGCGAATACATGACATTCAAGCAGGCACAGCAGGCCGGAGGAAGTGTTAAGAAGGGAGAGCACGGACACCTTATAACATACTTCAAGATGCTTGAAAAGAAGACCGATAAGAAGGATAAGGATGGAAACCCGGAAGTTGTCAGGATTCCAATGCTTAGATATTACTATGTGTTCCACATCTCGCAGGTTGAAGGGATTGAGAGCAAGCAGAGCACAGTTAAGCATGAACTTATTAAGGAATGTGAAAATGTGGTTGAACTGTACTCTAAGGAACTTAAGGAAGTAACACACTATGATGATGGTGCTTACTACTGCGAGGTTTTGGACAAGGTTAATGTGCCGGAAATAAACAAGTTCGAAAAGCCGGAACTATATTATAGTGCCATGTTTCACGAAATGACCCACAGCACCGGACATCCAAAGCGTCTAAACCGTTTTGCAATAGACGGCGATGACCACGTTTTCGCAAGTGAATCATACAGCCGCGAAGAACTTGTAGCCGAAATGGGCGCGTCTATACTGCTTGGTATGATGGGCGCGGAGATTGCCGAAGAAACTTTCGATATAAACAGCGCTTATATTGTTGGGTGGCTTGAAAAGTTACAGAACGATAAGAAGCTTATCGTTTGGGCTGCCGGAAGGGCTGCAAAGGCCGCGGAGTACATAACCCGCGGTGCTTGCACCGTTAAGGATGATGACGACGAAACCGATAACGTGGAGGAATAAAAATATGTTAATGGTTATATCAGATGACGAGCCAATGATTGTATTTATAAGAAAAAATATAACACTGGCCAACCCGGTACATGTTGAAAAAATTTATCACATGTTAAACGAGGATATCATTTCACGCGGGGGTACTAAATAAATGAAAATTATTAAAGTTATAAGTTGCGGGCAATGCCCGTATTTGGATTTTATCAAGGGCAACGTGTCAAATTATTGTGAATGTGGGGTCACGCACAATTATATTGATGACCGGTTAAAAATCCCGGGGTGGTGTCCGCTTGAAGATATGCCAGAGGGGGCGAATAAATGAAGCCCCGGCCCGTGTAAAAATTCACGACACTGAACATAAAAAATATTATTCCGTGGAATCGTGGGTATTTGATGGGACGGGGATAACCGGGCATGTGGCAACTATTGAGCATAGCACAGACAAAGCCCACTTATTCCGATTTACGGACGGACTTTGTGCATGGGTGCCTAAATCAGCATGTAAAGAAGTAGGGGTTAAAACTACATTAGAGGGGTGGATATGAGAACAGCGCAAACCGTTGTAAACTTTATGTATTATGCAGATGCTACAAAAGCTTTTAGCATGTGCGGAATGAGCGAGGAACTAAGGATTTATAGAGAGGTGCGGCGCTTCTATATATATGAGCCATTGCAGGAAGTCACCGGCGTTTTGAGGCTTGGAAGCGTTCTAAGGAAAAGGATTATATAACATTAGCTACATAGAAGGAATTAAACCATGCTATACGTTGACATAGAACTTAACAACAAAGTTGTCGAAGACCACATTTCAACATTACAAAAATGTGGGGAAACCGAACTTGCCAGACTATATGAAGAATTTTATCGTTTTTATACAGCCGATATTACTTTTGAGGAAATAATGCTGTATGTTGAACAGCAGCAGGACCTTAAGGAAGGTACAGGCGATTTGGGAATGGAGGACATTTCTTTTGAAATTATTTAAGGAGGCAATCAGATGATAACAATTGAGAGACACGAAGAGTATAATCAATCTTATTGGGATGCTAAGTATGAGGACGACGACCACGGCCGGGGAATGGTTGCCACAGGAACACATCTAATTTATGTCATGTTGCCAGAGGGGACAGACTTTTTCGTGCTTGCCTTTATAGCCGACCGGCTAACCGTCGGGGTTGCAGTAATCGACGATGACAACATAAACTTTAATTGGAAGTGTTAATTATGGGAATGGTTACAGACGAGTATCCCGGGGACGATGACGACAACGAAACGCTTAAGGAGTTTGTACATGGCAGATTGGAACGGGATGTTAAAGAATGTCCTTTTATCCGTTCACCTTTTGCGAAATGTCGGCAGGAAATTTGCCAGATGTGGGACACCGAGCGCAACGATTGCGGATTAAAACAGTATCCGCCTATACCATATGAAACCCTTAAAGTCGGGGAGATTATCGAACAAAAACCGGCGCCGGTGGAACCGAAGAAAACTATATATACCACTAAAGGAAAACGAACAGCTAAAAAGTGATGGGGGCAATAAAACATGACGGAACCAGTATATAAGTATTCCTATGTGACGGAGGCGACCATTAAAATTGTGCCCGGCTCCATGATTAATATAGGAGATGTTATATTAATCGGGAGACAGAGAGCGCAAGTTATGGCAATCAACCGAGCCAGTGCCGGGCAACATATGTATGTGGAAATATTCGGGGAAGCGCCGGATAACGGAAGCCGTAAAAAATGGATGCCACGGTTTGAAAATTATTATCTTATCAAAAGTGCAGTATACCGGGATATGTCAGTTATGCCGGATGATATCGACGACGGGGGGAACAAATAGTATGCAAATGCCAACAAAGGAAGATATAGACCTAATGAGCCGAAGCGAGAAACATAAAGCTTTGCAAGTAATCACAATGGCTTGCAGTCTAACCGGGTGCAGTGGGTGCCCGCTGGAAGTGGTCCCCGGTGAATACTGCGAAGCGAAAGTCGCAATGGATTACATTGTAAGAAAACTTACAGCCAGTACACACGATGATATAGAATTGTTCGGCGCGTAAGATTTATATAATCCGGTACCCATGTTTTAAATATGGGGAAGCTAAAAGATAATGAGGTACTGGTTATAGAAATGCCAGACATGCCAAATTATTTATGGCCATCATCCAAGAATCCTTTGGGATACACTGAAAGTATCCGGGGAATGGTGCAGCCCGACCGGGCTTTCGGCGACGTTTTAAATAACGCGTTGCGGTTAGCTGATAAATTTATTATCCGGGGCGGCCCGGTTACCATAGCCATAAAAGAACTTTTGAAAGATGAAGAAACAACGGTTTTTGAAAAATTGATGATTTATGCTTATATTTCTGGTTTGGTCTATCAGGCCAAATGTGAATATATGAAAGGGGGCAACAGATGAATAAGGTTATTTATAGGCGGAGCGTTGGGGATAGACTTGATTTTATCGAGGAAAAGCTTATAAAAATTATGGGCGAGTTAAAAAGGTTATCGGACGAACTGGAACGAATGAAAGCGTATACTAGGCCGATACCAATCAGCGACACCACCCTTATAGAATTGGACCCGGACCCGACGCCGGACCCGTTCGGCTATCAGATGGGGTTTGAGGATTGAGAACATGATTAAGAAAAAAACCAAACCCGATAAATATATTATAGATGCGGACCCGGTGCTTCTATCCGCGCCCTTATCGGCGTCGGACATGTCTGTTTTAACCCCGGACTTAACGGCCATTGTTAATTATTTCAATAAAGAATATGAAAAAATAGATACACAATTGAAAGAAATAAGGCGAGTATTGGAGCAAATCAGAGATGAAGCCAGACAAAGAGAAAAAAATCAAAAAGATTAAGCGTGCGGATATGAATAACCTTTTCATGCAGTCTACTAAGAGGGTGAACGAGTGAAAGAACTTGATAAAAAACTTGAAGCGCTGGCGAATGCTATGGGAAACGCATATAGCCAGCTTGAGGAAACGCGAAAAAACATTAAGTTCGGTATGGTCGGACTTATTAATACTGCGGAAGATGTGAAAGATTTAAATATTATTCTGGATGCCATGCGGGAAGCCGGAGAAACCGACGCGGATATAATACGCGAGTTCGACGCTCAAATCCCGTTCATGAAGCACACCGGGTTAATATACATTGTGCAGGAAGGATTAATTACCTATGATTATGTTTTGGGTAAGTTCATATTATACACTTCCGAAGATAAACCCGCCGTTGTGCAGGATGAAGAATATGTGATTGACGAGGGTTAACAATGCCAGAATTTTGTTTTATACTGGAATCTAAAAAATATATGGGATATGGTTCAATGCCTATATTCTTAAAATTATGGTTTTGGTGTCAGGTTCCATATAGATATCTAAAATTTTTATATTGTGGATGGGTGAGATGATGGGTAGCAGGAAAAAAGTACCGGCCAGCGAAGAACTACGCAGGGAACTAAGGCAGGAAATAGAAGACGCTCTAAGCGATTGGAGAAACGGAAAGAAAGCCATGCCGTGCGGGTGCCCGGCATGAACGGAGGATTAAACATGTGCGACGAATACCTAACAGGATATAAGAAAGGTGAACCAATGCCCGGACCATTGCCGGACGATGTGACAGGCGGCGGGGACAGTGTGCCCGAGCCAGTAGTACAGCCAGTAAAACCGGGCCCGATAAAACCATACGTGCCGAAGAAAAAGACATGCGCGGAGCGGTTGCGGGTAATTGAAAAGGCTATCGAGGAACTTAATGAAAAAGTTGACCTTATACTTATGTACTTTGCAGAGGTTGAGGAAGACGAGGGGGACGAGCCGGAACCGTGACCGGCTCGAGGGGGATGTATGCTATTCACAATTGTGAAGCTAATTAACAAACCCTTTGAGCGGGAAAGAAGACGGAACATTTATCTTGTTTTTATGCTCTTATCGCTTAAGATAAGAGCTGAAAAATTTAACGAAGTGTATAAAATATTAATATCCGCGTGGTCGGACCGGGCGGAAATGGTCGCGGAGGTTTTGGAAGCTTTGCGGTAACATGCTGTAAACCCATGCCAGATTGACGGAAACGGCCCGATTCTGCGAGTTTTTTGTGGGGGTAATATGAATACACCACCCTTTATATACTGACCTCGCCACGGGCTTAAAAAGTGGCTTTAAATTGAAATGATATGCGGGGCTCAATAAATGGTAAACGTGGATGTAGCTATTATTTTACTTATCACGGAAACAATAATATTATCAATTGCTATAGGATTGTGGATTATTGTTTATAAACTCAATGAACTTTATATAATTGGTGACAAATTATTTTCTATATCATGTGAATTATCTAGGGCGAACGAACATGAAAAAGAATTTTCTAAAACGTTTAGAGATGGTATAGATTCTTTAAGACGGTCAATATACTATGCAGTAGACGAATTGGAGAAAAAACATTAACGGGAATGGATGCGGGAGCATGAGAATAAAAATAAATAAGATTTTGCGGAAGTTATCGGATGCCCGGGAACTGGAAGAGATGGGAAAGCAGTTTATTGAAGATGTTGAAGGGCTGCCGAACATTGTAAAAAAAGAAATGGGGATTATATGACCGACGAAACACCTTATCAAGTCCTGATAGAAATTTATAAAGAATTAAATGAGGCAATTATAAGAAATACTGGCGCGTTTCAGCCCGTGGCAGAGGTAACCCAAAACAGCCTTATACAGATATGTGAAGAGTTCATTGACATTGATGCAAAAGAACTTACAGAGTTATCATGGCAGCACATAGAAAAGCAGTTGAATGACCGTGCCCGGAAGGAAAGAAAGGCGGAAAAGACAAGGCGGTTATATGAGAACGGACATAAGAAAGTTTATAAAGCGCAAACGAAAAGGTTTTAAAGTTCACTGGCTACATATCGAGTGATAAGCTTATATAGTTATCAGTACATCTGTAATAAGGAGGCAATTACAGACGGTTCAAATAGAATTAGGTCAGATTACGCGCGACCCGCGGTTATTAGTGGCGTGGTCTATCTATGAGAATATAAAGGGTGGAATTGCGAGTACTTATAAAACAACAAGGGCCGGGGCTACTACCGCATTAATTGCGGAATCAATGAACAGAAAAGAAAAATTTTTAGCCGTTGTGCCTACTAACGCGATTGCCGACGATACTATTATAAAAGAGGCGCGGAAGTATTCGGACAACCCGGACGGGGTTATAATTCACATACCTTCAAATCATAGGTGCTTACTGAATGAAGAAAAGTGTCACCAATGGCCCGAGTTGGCACAATTGCCTATACTGCCACTTGCCGAAAAGTGCGCGGATTGCGAGCATTATTATAGCTGTCCGGTAACACAGATATTACATTGTAACGATTACCGGGGCATTGTTATTACTTATCAGAAACTTGTAGCTTTGCAGCTTGCAGCCCATAGCCGACCGAACACCACGGCCGAAAGGATTTTAAATAAGATAATGGGTGTTAAAAATATAATTTTTGATGAAGTGCATGAAATACAATATGGCCGGGGTGCGGGGATGGTGGTTTACAATGATGCCGCGGCCGATGGGGCAAAGTGGGTTAACCTTACTAATTATCTAAGGATTACACAGGACTTTCCACAACTGCGTAAAATAATAGCAGATTACGGGATGCTATTAGATGAGGGGGAAATAAAAAACGGGGTTATGATGGTATATTTAGATAGCAAAGACCGGGAATTTTTTAAGCATAAGCTATCAAAGACTTTTAAAAATAATTATAGCGATATTACCGAAAGGGAAATCGTGGCTACTTATAACGAGTTGATAGAGTTAACCGTGGTCAGGCGGAAATATGATTTATCACTCGATGAGGTATTAAAACTTTACAAAATGCTTGCTATAATGTCATCGGAATTTATCAATATCCATGCGGTGCCGGAGTATGGAGAAATAAAAGTTTCTATTGTGGCCGTCGATAAAATGTTTACGGACATGATAAGCAAATTTATGAAGAAAGCACAAAAGCGAGAGGATAGGCGTATGTTTTTAACATCGGCAACAATATGTAGTTACGACTATCATGGATTATTTGCGCCGAAAACTGTTATAAAAAATGTTTTATTCGGACATGGTGGGGACCCGATGCAGACCAATAAGAAAATGCTTATATTAGCTGATACTAAAAAGTTTTCATCCGTGGGTAAGAATAGTTTTTATAAACGCTCTACGGAGACACTATATAAAATCATAAAAATTTTAGAAACCTACGGAGACGAGGATTGCGTAATAATCACACTTTCGATAAGGGAAGCAAAAATATTAGAAGACGGGCTTAAGAACTGCAAACACCCGCACGCCGTAACCTATTATAAGGCGCCGTCGATGATGGGTGTTTCTTCTTCTTGCCGGGTTATGATTGCCGTGGGTGCCGCAGAAAAACCGGCTAACGCTTTCGATGCATACCGCGAAACGAAAGAGGAAAGCGACGCTTTAAGAGATGAGGCAACCCATAGCGATACATGGCAAGCATGGAGCAGGGTCAAGGACCCCGGAGGCAAAGAAACTTCTTTAGTTTTTGCTATAGGTTGCAATGAGAAACAATGTAAAGCGGTTACCGCTTGGGGTTTCGGCCGAAAGGTTACTGAAAACTATACAGTTGAGGATACAGGTTTAGAATTTACAGAAAAAAATATAACAAGTCCTGAAATAAAGCGATGCCGCGACTTTGAAGAGATGATGAGAGAGGCACTCACTTTCAAACAAGGAAAATATATTTTCGAAGATTTTAGCCAAATTTTCCCTATATATTATATTATAGGGAAAAATAATATTATTT